ATGTCTGCGGGTTTGCGGCGGGCATCGGCGCTGGCTGCGATTGTCGCCATGGCTGTCGGCGGAGCGAAGGTTGTCGATGACCACACCCTTCCTGGTAGTGGCTTTTCGGCCGTCGCGACCGTAGCCGCGGACCCAACGGGGCCCACGGGCGGGGGGATGGGCCCTGGGGGTATGAACGGCTCTCAGTTCCAGCCACCGCAAATGCCCAGCTCGATGCCTGATTACCAGGGTGGCAACAACCAGCCGCCGCTGGATCAAAACAATGGCATCTCGATATACAACAGCGGTAGTCCGCAAGCGCCCCAACAGGTTCCAGGTCAGCAGGCCGGGCAGCAGCCCCAACAGGCGCAGCAGCCCGCTCATGGGACGCAGATACCTGACTACCAAACCGCGACTCCCTACACTCAGGGGCCCGGTAAGCCGAATCCTGATTACCAGGCACCGCAACAGAATTCGCCACAACAGCCGCAACAGGGCCAACAGCCGCAACAGCAACAGCCGAACCAACAGCAGCCGCAGAACAAGCAGGACGATACGACGCAGCAGTTGGATCAGCAGCAGCAACAGCGTCAGCAGCAGTGTCAGTCTGCGGCCGAGTATTACGGCATTGCTCAGCAGATGCTTAGTTTCATGGCTTCTGCGGCGGGCGGTGCCGGGTCGTTGTTCCAACAGCCCAGCCGCAAAGTTGGCCCCGGCGACGAATGTAACTGCGCACCTGAACAGGCCGGACCGCAAGACTCCGAGCCGTCGCAGGAGCCTTCTAACCAATCTGTATCGGATCGGAAAGTCAACTGCGAAGCGCCCCGGCAGACAGCCACGGGTGACGACTTGGACTTCAGCATCCCGAACACAGGCCGCAATCTAGGTGGGGATCCGGGCAAGATCGGGGAGCATCCGAAGCTTGACGGTGCGGACAATCCGCTCAATCCGCAGTTTCTTCCCAAGGACCAGCGTCCAATCCCGACTGGGACAGCTCTAGGACCGCAAGGTAAGCAATATGCGTTCTACAGCACGCCCAAATACCACAATCCCGACGGGACTCTCAACGAGCACTATGTGACGCCGAACTCCGCCATCGTCGATCTTGCTCATCCCGACAAGATCATCGGCAACTCACCGTTGGCACAAACCAGCGGAGCATTTGATCCTAAGACAAACACCATGCTCTTAGCAGGGAACACGTCGGCAGATCCGGATACGACCGGTCGTGCGTTGTATCAATCTGCGCCGATCGACCCCAAGAACCCTAATAGCTGGATCAACGGCCCCTTTACGTATATCGGACCGCTGTTATCTGGAAGTCGGGAGAGTCAACTCATTGCTCTTGGCGCCAAGGGAGAAGATGGCTTCTTCTTCGCCGAGTCATCTGCAGGTCGGTCCGCTACGGGCGTCTTGGCGTCGACAGCCAAGGAACTCACTGAGAAAACTGTGGGCGATGTCCTGGTAGAAAACGTTGTCAGTAATATCGGGGGTGTGGATGGGGTGTACGCGCCGACCATCACAAAACAGGGCCTGGATTCTGCTACCAAGATGGGTAGTCTGGAGCTGAAAGTTAGCCAGTTCTGGGACCCCGCCTGGATGGCTGCTAACCGTGAAGCTGTTAACAACGGCACGGCGAAGGTGCCCTACAGTCCACGTATATACACGACTAACTGCACGATTCAATAGGAGAGCGTGATTATGAAGACACGAGTTTCATACGCATCTGCTGCATTTCTTGCACTAGCTATTTCGGCATGCTCTCAGTCCAATATTGCTTCTGCTGAACCGCCAGGATTCCCTGATCTCAATGGTTTCTCAGAGGCGCCGGTAGCGTCGTACACGATGGGCTGGGACAGAGGCTCAAAGACCATCGGGTTTTCAACGGCAAACGGTGTTGACTGCAATTTTGGCGCGCCTAAAAACCCGAACGGAGATAATCAGGAGATTTCTTGCTGGGGCCCGCTCCCGGGCCTTCAGGATGTTCCTGTGCACGGCGGGGATTCTGGACCATGTGACTTCGGCACCGTAAACCAACGCGGCATAGCCCACACCAAGGGCGCCTGCAAAGATGCCAACCCCGGACGGAAGATTCTCAACCCAGGCCAGAAGGTCTCATATGGGAACGTGACATGTGCGGCCGGTGGCGACGGATTGATCGCGTGCATCGAACGCGTCAGCCCGGAGCGCGGTTTTGTGTTGCAACCATCCGGTTCTTTCGTCTTCTAATCAAACCGAGCAACTGGAAGCAGGGGGCATTGCGTTGAGGGCGCTGTTTGTTGTCATGGGATTGTGTGGCTTTGCCATTGCGGGATGCGCTCAAGCCGAGGAAACGCCGTCGACAAAGCAGTCTGCGACCCGACAGGAATCGACTGATTTTGCGGACATTCCCGGCCAGTTCCCGTCGCCAGGTTCGTTGACGGCTAATGGTCAGGCGGAGGCTCCGGTGGGTGGATGTGTGAATTTGGGCGGCGAGCTGGTGAATGCGTCGTTGACGGTGGTGGATTGTGGCTCGGACCGAAATACCTACCGGATCGTGCAGCGTGTCAATATCCCGCAAGAATGCGGAGATACCGATCGTTCCTACTATCACAATTCCGAGGCCACCGGGCAGTACACCGCATGCCTGGACTTGGCGTGGGCCAAGGACTCGTGCATCAGCCTGGGTCAGCCTGTAGCCAAGGTCGTCTGCACAGACACCAACGCACCCAAACGAATCAAGCCACTCAAGATCATCCTGGACACCACAACACTGGAAGGCTGCCCGTCGGGCGGTTACAAACACCCGCAGCGCAAGTTCACGGTCTGTACGGAGGTCCAGAGGTAGCCCGCCATATGTGGTTGATGGTGTAACTCAACGGCGCTGGACTGCCGATGAATTGGCGGTGACATTGGATCGGACGCTGAGGCCGGCGAGAGGTTGGGCCGCATCAGAGTGCAGATGGAGAAGGCCCGAAAGTGGTTTCAGGGAACTGATATTGAGCAGCTGCTCGTCCATAAACGTAGCGATGCTGCCGAGCCAGAGCAGGTAGTCCGGGCCGACATTGCCTGCTGCGGGCCATCGACGCATCAGGCAATCGCGATCGCATTGGGCCGGTCAAATATCTCGCGCCGAGGCGGCCGCCGATTGGGACGTTACTGTGGTGCCAACCGCAGACTAATTGAGTTGATGCGGCAAGCGAGGTCAGCGAGCGTCATCGATCTGTCCGATCGGACCGCTGCGTGACGGAGACTGCACGCTCAGATGCACAGGACATTGATGTTGCTGCGCGCGCTCATGGATGGATCTCGAACGGCGGAAATTCAGCCAACGCTGGGCCTTACCAGGAATGCGCATATCGCCTTCCTGGCACACCCGCCTACGCGAATATCGTCTACTCGTTGAGCGGTGTAATGCTGTGGGGCGAAGGCCAATCCCGCTCGCGGGAGCGGCGCCGCTTCTACGGGATAGGCAAGACCGATCGATTTGCCTCGTTCCTTGCGGACCGCTGAATTACGTCACACCGAGTTTCGCAATTGCGGTAGTGCCGTATCTGCATGCCATGGCCAAATGCCCAGGTAGCGCGGCTAACTGTGGCGCATGGGAAGCATCCAGTTGTTATCGCTAAGCAATTAGAAGGTATCCAGATAGTGACCAAAATACTGCGTGGTAATCCCCGCCTGACTCTAGTTTCGGCCCCAGTCACATCGCTGAATGATGGGGGAGCACAATTGAATTCGTTACCGGGCGGGCAATACGGTCGCGGCGTCTCCTATCTGGATGAGCATTGCCGGTGGATGCTACGGGCGGGCCGCGCGGACCGCACCGTCAAGCTACGCCGGATGCATTTGCAATACCTGACCGACTTCCTGGGGCGTGATCCTGTTGACGCCGTGGAGGTGGAGCTGGAGGCGTGGCAGGACAGTGTGCCGCGCGAGCAACTGCGTAATAAGACCGCGATGGTGCGCCCTTATTACGATTACCTGCATCGGCGGGGGTACCGTCTGGATAATCCTGCGGCGCTGTTGGTTTCGCCACGAAAGAAGCGCGGAATACCTCGGCCTATCGTTTTTGAGGCGATGCGGCGCGCCATTCTTTTCGCGCCCACGCCACGGATACAGGCGTGGCTCATCTTGGCGGCGTATGCAGGTCTGCGCGCCGAGGAGATTGCCTGCCTGGCGATTAGCTGCTTTGAGTCGTTGCCGGGCGGGGGTGTGTTCATCCGGCTCGTGCACACCAAGGGTGACTATCCGCGCGTCAGTGCGCTACCGGCTTGGGCGTGGGAGATGATCAGGCCCGTGTTGCACACCGAGGGGCTGTGCTTTCGCCGGGTACGCGGAACGGGACCGGTTACTGCCCAGCAGGTTTCCCAGCAGTGCAACGATTGGCTACACAAGTCGGGCACGCGCTCAACGCTTCATACGCTGCGCCACTGGGCCGGGAGCGAAGGTATTGAGAATGAGGATCTGCGGGTGGTGCAGGAGTTCCTCGGCCACACGAGCCCCGCGACGACCGCGATCTACACGAGGGTGCGGCCCACGCGTATAGCGCGCATGGTTGAGCAGTTCCCTCGACTGGAAGACGTGCCCGCATAATTTCTGGTCGCGATCATTGTTCTGATCACAGCTCGGCGTCGGTTCTCACGTTGTCGCCGATCGAGCGCTGTTCATACCTTTACCGTCACCGGCATGTCTGCTCGCCGCTCTCCCTGGATGAACGAACGCGCACAGTTTCTTGTCAAATACCTGGCTGACCAGCACGGTATCTGCGTCACTGAGGACATCGCCCGCGAGGACATCTCGACACAAGTTGATCGGGTTGCCGAGCGCATGAGAATCGGCCGGCAGGCTGCGAAGTACTACGTCACCGAGGACTACCTGCGCAAGCTCGGTGATCACATCGCCAGGGTCATCCGCGAAGCGCAGGCCGCTGATCCGCGAAAGGGTCTTCGGGTGGTTCCGCCTGCGGATTGATTCCCAGCTGAGGGTTGCCACCAGGGCCATCGGCAACATGGCGATCTACGCGGGCGGGGGTAGCGATCATCAGATGACGCACGTATATTGCCCCAATAGCTACCACTGAGGGGGCAGTATGTCGTACCCGTTTGAGGTTCACCCGGACCCGATGATGCGCGAGTCCAATCGGCTGCTTGATGCCGTCGAGCAATCCCGATCCGAGCAAAGCGGCCACCACAGCGAATTGGAATCCGCGGTGTCGCAGATGTGGGGTCAGTCCAAGGGTGCGCTGGCGGCGGCGCATGAAGCCCTGGTTGATCGCGCGCGGGTGCAGCACAAACACCTGACCGCGCACGGAGCCGAGATGCAGCAATTCACGGGCCAGGTGATCGAGATGGATGACCAGAACGGCAACCGCTTTGGGCACGGCAGCTGATGGCGAAGTGCTCCGATATCGAACACTGGAGTGACGAGGGCCTGCGAAACGTCATCGGCACCATGGACAACATCCACAAATCGCAAATGAAGCTCGGCGACACCCTCGAGGGCGTGCAGGCCAACCTGTCCAGCTGGGGTGGGCTCACCGCCGAGGCGTGGCACAGATACCACGGCAAGGTGCGTGTCGACGTGGACGAGCACGGCCACCAGGCAAAGGCCGTTGCCGACAAGCTACGCCCCCTCTATGACGAGGTGCTGAGCATCAAAAGCCAGTACCGCTATCTCAAGTCCACGATCGTGAACAACGGTCACTTCGACAAAAACGGCGACATGCAGCACTGGAAGCTGCGGGACGATGGCACGATCGATACGGGCGGATCGACGGCCAGCCCACAAGAGGCCAGTGCTAAGCAAGACCTTGAGGGGCAGATGAAAGCGCTTCTGCGCAAGGCCGATGGCGTTGACGCGGAGATTGCCGACGCGCTCAAGGCCATCACCACGCCGGGCGGCGGCGTGGCCAATGGACCGCAACCCGGGCAGTCAGTGCCGAAGCCCGAAGATACACATAAGCCCGACCCCACAATTGCGGCCAGCGCGGACACTCCCGCTGACCAATTGCCGCTGATGCCGAAGGATGGACATCCCGCCAGTCCGACAATGGGTACGGCCAACAATGCGTCGCCCGACCCCTCGCAGCGTCTAAATCTGGGGTACAAGGCATCCATCGCCCCGCTGCTGGCTGGGCGTTCCGCAGAGGAATGGCGCCAGCGCCTTGCGAATTACAAGCCCGGCGACGCGCTTCCGGACCCCAGAACGCCCACCGGAGACAGATCGATCGATGCCATCGCCAACGCGGCGGGTCAGCAAGGATCGTCGTACGCCTGGGGTGGCAACAGGAACATAGATGGCCCAAGCCCTGGGACGCTCAAGTGGGATATCGGAAATGGTGCGCACGACAACGCCGACGATAAGCGAATCGGGTACGACTGCGGCGGCCTCGTGCGCTACTCCGTAGGCCAGGCCACCCCCGGTTTCAACGCGAACGGCACTCCGCTAGACGTTGGCCTCGGAACAGACGCCATCGACAGCAATCACAATCTCACCCGCATCAATGAAAACGGGCGCATTCCCAGCACTGGAATCAACAACAGCCAGGCTGGGGCAGGAGATGTACTTGTCTTCGGCGGCAAGGCATCTGGCACCGACCACACGGGCCTATACCTGGGTAACGGATTCTTCATTAACGCGCCAGGATCAGGCATGCCAGTTCAGATTGACGACCTCAGAAACAGGACACCTGACTACGCCGACGTATTACGGATACCGGCGCCATGAGGACAATCGCCTCAATTGTGTTGACACTCATCATGCTAACGGGATGTACGCATGCCCAGCAGACGGAAACGAGGCCCGTTGTGACCACTGCCGACGTACCGCAAGACCCGGCCATCATCAAGCGATTCACTGATGTCATCTGGCCGACCATGAATCAGTACGGCCCTTATCAGGCCGGTATGGCTCGACTAAGCCCCGTGGTAGACCCCAACCTGCCAGGCGGGGCATGGAATCAGGAACTCGGCGGCGCAATCGTAAATATGTTGCGGGGCAACGGATATGATGCGAATAACGAATGGGCGCACTATCGCGAAGATCCCAAGATATCCAACGTCAGCATTACCGCGAACACGGCGACGAACGCCACGCTCAAACTGTGCTACTCATACACGCACGTCTGGTACCGCTACCAGTCCGACCCGCACCAAACAGCACCCGAGTCATCAGAGGCAGACATACAGCTAGCGAACGTCGGGAACACCTGGTACCTGCATTCGATCAGCAACGATCACGTCGTGCCTGATTGCCAGTCGAGTAAGGCGTAGCAGCGTTCCCTACCGCCAGGCATCGGAGCGGTGTATTTTCTGCCCATGAACCTGCGGATCTTGGTCGGGATCATCCCGGCCTCTGCGCTGGTTGCCGGGGGACTGCTGCTCGCCCCATCGGCCGGCGCGGACACATGTAACGACGGCGCGGTCAAGCCGGATGGCGGGGGAGCTGATGGGTATTACACGTGCTTCGGGCGCGAGTGGATTCACACGGTGCCGTTCCATGATCCGAACAGCGCCGACGGATATGGCCCGAATCAGACGCTGCCCCCCATATGCATTCGGATGCCGAAGGACAACCCGTGCCCGACCGGCAATGCGCCGTCGGCACCGATGGCGAACTCGACTGGAATTCCCGGAAATGGAACTTTCATCGTCGGTAAAGAAGTAGCGCCAGGAACCTATCACTCTGTCCCGATCGACGATATCGGCTGCAGTTGGGCAACCCTTCGCGACTTGGACAATACGCCGAAGTCAATGATCAACGGCAACAACAGCACTGGTCCGATCTTTGCCGTGATCCACCCTGGCGACTTCGCATTCACCTCGTTCAACTGCCAGCCCTGGCAGAGAGTTGTCGAATAGCCCATAAACGCGGAAAGCGCCCCCATCCCTTGATGTTCGGGACGGGGGCGCTTTCTGCTGGCCTGAGGGCCTGTGCTTCTACTTCGCGGGTAGAACTCCGATGCTACAGGTGCTCGGCCAACTCAGCCGGCGGATCCGGCAGCCGCTCGCCGGGCCATTTGGCCGATACCCACTCTGCGACCGTTTTCAAGTACTCCACCGCGACGTGAAACCTCGAGATGTGAGTCTCCGAGCGCTGCACCTCGTCGTCCAAGCGCCGATTCAGCTTCACAATTTCGCGGTCCTGGCGCCCGAGTTCGCGCTCGATGCGCTCGCTGTAGGCAACCCAATCGGCCGTCCGGGCTTGTCGCGCAGCCGCGTCGGCCTGTCGGGCCGCGGCCTTGGCCTGTCCGACGGCAGCCCGGACTTGCTTAGTGCCGGTGTGGTGGCCAATCAGCGCGGCGGCGATCACGCCGACAAGAGCCAGTAGCGGCCCTGCGATGGCTGCCGCGATGGTCCAATTCACAGCGTGCCGCCCGGGCGCGCGATCTGCGACTGAGCACGCAACGCGTTCTGGGCTTGCACAGCCTCGGCCGCGGCGGTCACGCCCGAACCGCCGCCGCCCGTTCCTCCGAATTCCACGTTCACCGATTGGGCGGCCGGCTGCCGCGCCTTGAACATGCCGATGACAGCCTTGGTCAGCGAGGCGGTACCCGGATTGCCGAGCTTGATCGAAGCGAGCGAGAACAGCAGGGACACAACGGTTGTCCCCGCCCCCACGTCGAGACCGTGTGCCCAGCTGATCTGGGATGCGGCCACGGTGACCTGACCAGTCACGGCGTCGACCGCCGCGCCGAGCAGGCCGGCGCCGACGATGAACCCGCCTGCGAATGTCTTGACGGCGCGCTCACTGGCATCGACTGCCGCGTCCTTGAGATCTGGAGAGATGGTGATGGTCATGACGAGATCCCTTCTGGTTGTGGTGGTTTAGTCGCGGTTGCGTGCGATGGCGGCGTTGGCCCAGAACATGGCCTCTTCGAGCTTGGTGAGGGCGAGGGACTTCTCGCGGCCAGGCGGTAGGTCCCGGTCGAACTTGTGCGCAAGCTCCTTGCACGCTGCTCGGACGCTGCCATGCTCGGCGCGCTTCTCTTCGGTCGTCGCTGCGTGGAACGCGAATCGGTGTTCGATATCGGCGCTCGAATTGGGGTCGTGATAGGTCATTTCGGAGTCCTCATTTCTGTGTTGAAAACCGGAAACTGCCCAGGTCAGGCAGCCGTGCGAGCGGGGGTGAGATCGGCGATCTCGCCCAGGAACGTCGTGGCGTCCGGCAGCAGGTTCGAGTACCCATCGATCTCGCCGCCGTAGCTGATGTGCGGCGCGGTGGGCCCACCGGGAGCTGCCAGGAACGCGATACCGTCCGCTGCCGCCTCGAATGCTGCGACCGGGTTGGTGATGGCATCCTTAACGGCGTATTCGAAACCGGTCAGGACGTTCGTGGTTAGCAGGCCAATGTTGTTGAGCTGCACCTGCGTTGCGATGTTGTACACGTCGGTCATCACCTGACCGACGGCGCCCGTGGGGACGACGCCGTACATGTCGTCGCCCGCATCCCCGTTGGCCTTTGAGTGGACGTAATCGGCCCAGACGACCTTGCCGCCGATGGTCGGCAGGGAGGCCATGTTCACGTTGGCGATGCCGCGGTTGTGGCCCGGGTCGGCGATCGTTGGAGCGTGGAACCCCGCGCCGCGGCACGGTGGCCCGAAGGTGATGCCGCCGATGAAGTTCGGCAGGTAGTGCGCCAGACTTCCACCCATGAGCGCCATGGCGACGCGCGCCGCCGCCTCGGCTCCCTGGCTGTACCCGATGAGGCAGAACGTGCGCAGCGGGTTGGCGGCAAGCCACTGGGAGACCCAGTTGAATGCCCACTGCACCGACTGCGCGTAGCTCATGCTCGATGCGTCCCCACCGAGCGGCCCGAAGCTGGCCGGGTATGGCACGGGGATCTCTTCGACTAGATCGGGCAATGCGCCGGCCACCAGCGACGGGTATTGCACCAGGCCAGCGCCCCACGTGCCGTTGAAGGTCAGCGCGGCGTGCCGTACGTGCGTGATGCCGTCGAGCTTGCAGGCGATGTCAGCCCAGGTCACGAGCCGACACCGAGCTTGACCGCGATCAGGTACAGCAGCTCCCCGGTGTCGTAGAACTTGCCGTTGATCTCCCAGCGGCCGGTGAGCACGTCGGCCAGCGTCTTGACCTGATCGAAGACCGAGGTCGATCGGTTCGGGCCTTCAGCATTGGGTCCGGGGGTGCCCGGTGCAGCGGGGTCGGTGTTCGAGGCCACGTCGCCCAGCTGGCGTACGCGCAGCATGTCGACGACGCGGTAGTCCAGCGGCTCGCCGTCGAGAATTCCATCGAGGGAATCGGCGACCGACTGCGGGCTGGCGTTTGCGTTGGGATTGGACACGGGCGGTTCTCCTGTCGGTGGGGTTACTGGAGGTGTGACCGGTGGGGTCGTTGGCACGACGGCGTTCCACTGGCCGAAATCGGCGGTAAGCGCCTGATTGATGTCGCACTGCACGCCGCCGACATAGGCATATCCGGCGTTGTTGTTCTGCAGCAGGTTGATTCGCGGGTCCTGGTTGCCGCCAGACCATGCTTGCGTCTGCCATGCCCACGCCGCGGTGCCGTTGGCCAGCGCACGGGACACTGGCCAGTAGCCGCCGTAGATGCCGACGTTCGCTGCCCCGATCACCGACGCGGCGCCGCGCAGGTAATCATCGATTTGCGTCTGCTGGGCCGGGGTGGCGTCGAAGTCGGCCGAGAAGTAGATCGGCCGGTTGTCGGGGCCACCGCACGCCTTGTGCTGTGCCCAGGCACGCTGTGCGTCGGTGACGCCCTGCTGGTAGCCGCCGAGCATCATGTCGGCGGTTGTTTCCCAGTTCGACACGATGCCAACACCATTGGCCTGCAGGTCTGCGGCCTCGTTTGGTGTCAGCTTCTTGTTGGGCAGCGTCGAGCCGCCGTCGGAGAGGTAGCGGCAGACGAACGCGTAGCCGGATGCGACGACAGTGCCGCCGCCGATGATTCCGCCCGCGTAGTCCAGTCCTTGGGTGGTCATGTCAGTTCCTTCCTTGGTGGGGTGGTGGTGCGTGGGCCGTTACCAGCGCCCGTCAACGTGAGGGTCGAGTTCTTCGGCGTAGGACGAAATACGGTCGGACAGTTCCCATCCGAGGCGGAAACCGATGGCGAACACGACGGTGTAGAACGCGCCGTGTCGACAGATTTGGCCGATCACGGTTGCTCGGCCAAACCGTGGGGGACCAGCGTTGAGTAGCCGGTAGCCGGGCCGACTTCGAGGGCCATGTCGACCATGGCGCTGATTGCGGCGCCGCGGTCGGTGGCGGTGGTGTCGGTAGCGCCGTCGGCCTTGACGGTCCAAGCGCTCTCAGTGTCTGTGCGCTCCGCGGTGACGATGACCTTCCCGTCGGCGGAGTTGAATAGCTGCATGATGTTTGGGCCGAAGCCAACGATCTGGTGATCTGTCTGAACGTCCATGTGTGCGTGGCCTTTCTAGCCGTTGACGGTGGGGGTGACGACGATTGATGCGTTGGTTCCCGAGACGATGACGCTTCCGCCAGCGAAGGGGTTGGAGCCGACGAACGTGCCCGCGGTTACGGCCGACCAGACGCTTCCCTCGGTGTAGGTGCCCGTAGGGCACGGGATCGCCACGGGCGCAGCCGTATTGATTCCCGTAGTACCCGGTGACCAGCCGCCGCTGATCTGTTGGCGCGCGTAGGGCGCACCACTGGCCTCGTTGGCGCCCGTGGTTCCACCGCCCGCGCCGGTATGCAGTCCGATCCAGTTGCCCATGGCAGCAACGGCATTCGATGCGACTTGGTGTGTGTTGTTGGGGATGCCCATGGTGTGGTCCTTCCTGTAGGTAGGTGGCTACTGATATGCGCGGAGCCAGGCGCCACCTGGACCGCCAAGACCGCCGGTGCTTCCGGAGAACACGCCGCCATTGCCGCCGCCGCCACCGCCTCCAGGGGCGTTGCCGTTGCCGCTGGCGCTCGACTGGGCCGCGCCGCCGGGGTAGGACTGGCCGTTGTAGGTCTGCGCTCCTGGCGACTGGCCGGTTTGAGTGGTGCCGAACTGGTCGGCGCTGCCGCCGACGGCCGATAGGCCAGCGCTCCAGCCGCTGGCCGATGCGGTGACGGTGCCCCCGTTGGCGCCCTTGTTGCCGCTGGTGCCGCCTGCTGCCGCCGCAGGGATGATGATCATGATGGTGCTTGTGGCCCAGGGGATATCGACACCCCGCACGAGCGTGATAGTCGCCCAAGTTCCGGCGTTGCCACCGCCGCCCGCGACGCCAGCGGCCCAGCCGCCGCCACCGCCCTTGCCGCCGCCGACCAGGACAATATCGATCTTGTTGCACCAGAACGGGATGTTGTAGGTGTACGTGCCGGCCGCTGAGTAGGGCGTGGTGCTCGGTGGCATCACCGGGAATGCGGCCGTCATACCGATCGAGGGGGTGACGGTCAGGCCGAACGCGCCGCGCTCGCGGTCGGCGCCGGTAACGGCCAGGGTCGGGTTGACGGCCAGACCGAAAGCAGCCCGGTACTGCTCGCGGCCGACCATGCCGATCTGGGGGGTCACGGTGAGGGCGAACGGGAAGTTGGGCGATCCGCCCATTCCGATCTGCGGGGTCACCGATAGCCCGAATGTCGCGGCGTACCGTTCGGCTGCCGCCATGGCGATTGCCGGTGTCACGGTGAGGCCGACCGATGCCGGGTTGCGGGTGCCGCCGACCATTCCGATCGAGGGGGTGACTTGCAGCGCGAAGGATGCCGTCGAGATGCCAGCGCCCTGCATTCCGATCGACGGGGAGACGCCTACGCTCAGTGCCGCGTTGGCGATTGAGCTACCCGCCACGGCTAGGGACGGGGTGATCGTGAGTCCGAATTCTGCGAAATACGAGACGCTTCCGCGCCACGCACCGCCTTCTGGGCTCGACGATGCGGGAGGGGTTGGGCCCCATTGACCGCCCGGCTCCGAGGGTGGCGTCGGGTTGGAAGACCAAGCCATCAGCTCAGGTCGTATCCAAGTTCCGTGAGCGCGTCAGCGTGTGTTTCGCAGCTCGGCACTTTCGCGAGTGCAGTCATTCCGTTCGCCGGATTGCCGTCTGCGTCAATGACTACGGCGTTCTCATCGGCGAGGAATACCTCGGAATGCCGCACCAAGTGCGATTGGGCCGCAGGGAGCGTCGTGCCCAGGATCTTGTTGATCATGCCGACGCTGTCCAACGACGGAATCGTAATTAGCAGATACCAAACTCGCTCGCCGTCGGTGCACCTGTAGTGATGGGTAATTGGGCAGAACTGGCGAAGGTTCTCGCCGACAAGCGTTGCGGTGATGGCCATTTCCAAACTCCTATCGGTAGTACACGAACACAACGGGGGCACCGCCCGGACCGCCAGTGCCCTTGCTGGCGCCGCTGATACCGGCCGAGGCGCCGCCACCACCACCGCCGCCACCGCCTGGGAATCCGCCGGCGCCGCCGTTTCCAGCCGAGGCGCCGATGTCTCCGTACTTGCCACCGCCACCCCCTCCACCGCCGCCTCCGCATTTGGTGAGTGCGCCCGATGACACACTTCCGCCAGGAGATCCGGCATTGCCGGGACTGCCGCCGGTGCCTCCGGCCGCGATCGCGGAGCCGGTTCCCGCGGTGCCGGGGTCTTGATGTTTGGTGGCGTTCACGTTGGCAGCCGCGCCGCCCTTTCCGCCGCTGCCGGGGGTTGATGAGGTGGCGGTGTATCCGAACTGAGAGGGGATACCGCCTGCTGTCCCAGAGGTTGCCGACGCGTATGACCCGAACGACGTGGTGGGGGAGGCGGGCGACCCGATCGTCACCGGGACCGTTGATGAGACCGCGGTCGGGTCGAGCACTTGCACCAGATATCCACCGCCGATGCCGCCCAGGCCGCCGGACTGCTCGGCCCCGGCGTTGCCCTGCGTGCCGTCCGCACCGTTAAGCCCTGCAGCGATGCAAATAACAACCAGCTCAGTGATATTGGCTGGCTTGGTCCATGTCGTCGATGAGGTGATCGTGTCGACGGTGTAGCCGTTTTGCACAGCGGTTTTGATCGCCGCGATCGTCGACTGAACCTCGGCGGGTGTGCCTGCCGCAGTTGAGCCGCCGAACCATGCGTTATAAATGTTCTGAAACCCCGCGGTGAGGTTGTTCACGGCAGAGGTGAGATCCGTGGACATCGCAGCGGTGATGTTGGGGATATTCCCGGATGTGAGAACCCCGCTCACCTGGGCCGCATTGATCGTCGATGAGGGTGTAAGTGCGGCTGCAGCCTGTGATTTGGTGCCCATCAGGGATGTGACAAACGCCGAGATCGGGTTGTTGCTGCCGCCGAGTAGGCCATCGATCATCGACTGCAGGTTGGTGCCGGCCTGATGCGCCAGCGATTGAATGCCCGCGATCGCCGCCTGGATTGATGCGACTGCCTGCCCTGCGGCTTGTCCGACTGCGGCGTTGATCGCATCCACGATCGCCTGAATCGTGTTGCCCGCATTGGTCAGGTCTTCCTGCAGCTCAGCGAGCAGGCCCGACGAGTTCGACATGTGCGCCGAGGCATTGGAGTACCGCACGATGCCCGCGGTGGCGTCCTGCGTGAGCACGAGCGTCAGGGTTGCCCACGTGACGCCTGTCGGCGGCACCGTGTACGTTCCCGTCAGTTGCGGCGCCCAGCCGCTCGACGACGCCACCGACGGCGAGATCTGCGCCACCTCACGGAACGCGCCCGCGGTGTTCTTGTCCGCATACGGGGTGATGCCCACCTGGATCGGGTACTTGCCCGAGGCGAACGCCAGCCCGGCCCACTGCGGATACGCGCTCAGCACGATCTGCTGGCCGGGAGCCACCTGGAACATCTGCGACTGCATTGTCTGCAGCGTGCCGTTGGCCGAGGTCTTGATGCTGAACCCGTTGACTGCGCCGGCCGTCGCTCCGTCCCATGTGAACGGCGAACCTGCCTGCACCGATTGCGCGTTGGGAAAGTTCCCATTGGGCACCAGTTCCTGGACCACGTTCGCGACCCACGAGGACGGGATCAGCCCGTTGAACAGGTTCCCCGCGGCGTTCTCGATCGCGGCGATCACAGTGCCAGGGTTGGATAGATCGATGCCCTGCAGCGCCTGCTGGATCTCGGCGACGATGTTGAGGTTGCCGGTCAGGATCGCGGTTAGCTCAGCCTGCGTCGCGGCGTCGAGATTGAGGGTCTGGCCGAGCCACGCAACCAGCGCGTTGGCGAATTGCGACCCGAGGGTCTGCCAGCTGTTGGTCGTCTTTACCTGGGCTTTGAGGATGCCGGTGATGTAGGTCTGGGTGTTGTTGACCAGCTGGGGCGCTGAGCCGTCGGTGCCGGTGACACCGAACCGATCTGGCAGGTTGAACCCGCTTGCACCGAGGGCGCCGGGAACGGTCATCGGCTAGTTGTCCTCGATCGCCCAGCCGGTGACCTGCACGCCGGTCGAGAGCAGCGACGCCTCGAACAGCAGACCCGGATACCGATACCCGTTGCCGTGCGGGATCGCATGGCTCATGTCCTGCCAGGTGAGCACCGGGGCGCTGAAGTTGCTCGTCTTGTAGATCAGGTACTTATCGGCGATCGGGTCATAGACGAACGTGTACCGGTCGTTGTTGGCCAGGGTGTTCGAGACGGTGGCCTCGACGGTGTACGTCGTCGGGCCGCTACCGAGCACGATGTCGAGGGTGTTGTTCGTGATGCCGGTCTGCATGCGCATTCCGACCCATGACGTCATGGACTGGTTCGAGCACAACACCGTGGTTGTCTTGCCCGAGTTGACGGCGCCCAGGATGACCTGTACGTCAATCTTCACTGAGTCCGTTGCGTTTTGGGCGACCCAGCGCGCCGCCGTGCTGGTGAACGCCACGAAGTCGCCAGCGAGGCCAGGGGCGAGACTCTGCGCGGAGTTGTCCCAGACCTTGAGGTTGCCCGTACCGCCGACGCGCACCCAGTTCGGGTTGACGCCCGCGGCAAGGTTGGGTGTGTCGGCATAGGACAGCGCCACGTTGGTGATCTGTGGAGTGGCCAACGGCGTCGGGTTGTCATCGCGCACCACCGATCCTCGGCTCAGATTCTTGGTGATCGCGGGGATTGCGACGGGCGCGGTCTGTGCCGGGTAGTTGGCTTGGACCATGAAGTAGGAACCCGTGGGAATCGGATCGGTCTGCGACGAGGGCACGAGGAACTGGGCCACGGTCGGGTTGACGGTGGCAACCCATGTCGTGACGACGTGGCCGGCATTGTCTGCGATGGCGCACGTGATCGTCGTTCCGGCTGGAAACTGTTGCCCAGCAGGGGGAAAGAAGTTCGCAACCCACGTTTGACCGAGGGAGAGCACCAGACTATCGAGCCTGGGACGTGTTCCGAGTGCCATTTAGCCGTCCTCCCGTTCCTTGCGCTCGCGCTCTTCGCGTTCGGCATGTGCCTGATTCCTGGCCTTGGCGTGCAAGTCATTTGCGGCGTCGTCGAGCGCGTTGGCGGTCTCCAGCGTCGCGGCCACTCTGGGGTGTAGCTCGGCCAACAAAGCCTCGCGCTGCTCGTCAGTCGTTGCCGCTTCGTACTTCTCGGCAAGATCAGGCCGGAATTCACGCATGGCCGCGAGCGCGGTGTCCTTGTCGATCATTTCCATGTTGGCGGCAGCGTGAGCACCCATCCACGTCTGCGGCTTGTGCGCTACCCGCTTGGTCGCCACAGCCTCAATGAACCTGAAACCCAGGTCTGCCAGCCCCTCGGCAGCGGCCCGGCGCGCGGGAGCGGGCAGGCCGATGTGTTCGGTTCCGTTGTGACGGCCGGTCTTGAGCGCGCCCAATGCCTCGACGAACTTGGCGACCGTCGTATCACGGTCGGATACCATTACTTGAATCTCGTTGTCACTCATGAGATTAGATGCACTCCAATGTTCTGTACGGTGGCTAGAACCTTCTTGAGCGTGCGGGCGGTGCGCTCACCCTGCGTCATTGCCGCCTTGTTCAGGCCGATGGTCACGTCCCACGTGAGCGGTTGTCCGGCGCTGTTGTCACCTGCCAGCACCATCTCTTCGACCTGATCGGCAAACAGGACGTCGATGCCGTTCTTGAGCAGCTCGGAGTGCGTGGACCCGATGCGGTCGCCGATCTCGAAATGCAGACCGGGGATGACCCAGTGCGAACCGTCGAGCTTGATCTGATGGCCCGTCTGGGCCCGCGTCGAGGTGAACGCGCCACGGATCGCGGCGGTCGCCGACAGTGACCATGCGTTGTTCTCCGCGCCGGACTGGTACATCTCCATCAGATGCATCCAGCCGAGTTCGCGTGTGCGACCGATGTTTTTCCATTCCAGCCACGCGGCGATGGTGCCCACCAGGAACGGCATGATCACGTCGGCGGCGATATCGCCTGCCGATGCGAACCCGCCGAGCAGGAAGTACCCAATCATGTCGCCAACGGACTCGATGATCAGACGGGCGATCGCGTCCGCAGTCGGATTGTCTCCACCGACGACCACTGACACCGGACCCGCTGGCGACCAAGACAATTCGCTGTCAAAGTCGTGCCATTGGTCATCGTTGATGCAGATCCAGGGCCTGGTTGCGAACGTGCCCATGAACCCGGACTGGTAGTACTGATCGGGGGTCAGGCTTTCGTTGTCGCCGACGACGGTGAACGCGTCCTCGTAGTAGCCGTTCGCGTACGTGACAGCGGTGCGGATGAATCCCTCGGCGATCGTGCCACTGAGGAACGTGCCGCCCGGAAGGTAGAAGCCAGAGCGGTCGAATACCTCGAACACCAATGCGCCGTTGGCAACTGATGGCGTCAGTAGCCCGTCGTACTTCTCGCCCTTGATGGTGAACACCCGGCGGTAGCCGATGACCATCTGGCCGTCGTCGAGCGCGTCAGCGAATGTCACGTCAGCGGCGTTCATGCGCGAGGAGATGCAACCCCACAGGCTGGAGTCATCGAGCAGGAACGGGTCCGCCTTGACGTGGCATTGCCACTGCGCCCAATCAATCAGCGATGTCCACTGTTTGGGGTCGAACGGGTCATCTGGGAGCGTCCATGGGTGGCCCTCGACCCGGATGAACTGCATGAGAATGGTCATGCTGATCGCCCACTTCAGGGGCGCGTATAGGAAAAATTCCCTGGGGAATTGGAAAACTGGCAACGGTAGGGCTGGATTTGGTGGTACGAGCAAATATTGGAGGTACTGCAAATCGTCGTTGAAGTAGATAACGAACGAATAGATTCCGTTGCGGCGCTGCAGCTTCCAGTACCGAAGTAGACCCGACCAGCGCCACTTGCCGTTGTACCGCGAGATTGAGATCAGCAGGTTCTTCTTGGCCACCGGGTTGTTCGGCAGGCCCATCGCGTAGCGGGCTACAGCGTGATCGGTCGGCAGCTCGATATAGCCCTGCGACGAGATGTTTTTACGCTGCGGCCAGCTCTGTTTGATGACGGCTTGGTCGCTGATGCTGGCCAGGAATTGGGCGCCGGCAGATCCATCGGGGTTGTTGATCCAGGTCTCGATCTCGTTCTGCTGCAGCCGATAGACGGCCTGCTGAGCGCGCACGAGGTTGACTTCATGCTCGATGGCATCGAGCAGCGCGGTTCCGTTGATCACATCGACGCCTTGACGAACGGACGCCCGAACGGGCGGTCATACCAGCGAGGGATTGTCAGGCGGCAGCTCGACCCAGCGGTCCCGGCGCCTTTGACTACCGCGGTCGCCTGCGAGTCGGCCAGACCGGACGGGATCGGGTAGCGCAGGTCCATACCCTGCCAGCGGCCCTGCACAAGAGTCGCATTCGTCGAGAGGATGGTCTGGTTGCGCGGATCTGAATCGACAACGATGCCGAGTCCGTCAGCGGTCGTTGTCGGCGGAATCGGCACGGTGCGGCCCATGTCCTCGACAGGACGCCCGAGCATCGGTGAACCCCAGCACGAATCGGGCACGATGAACGCGGCGTTAGCCGATAGCGTCCAGCTCGCCCACACCGGGACCGGGCCCGGATTGCTGAATGTGAACTGGAACCATCCTGCCGGGTTGGGGTTGATCCATTCCTGCACGAGGGGAGCGCCGACATAGAAGGGCAGCTCGGCCGAGAGAGTGAACATCTCCGATGAGTCACCGAACAGGAACGGGTCTTTCTGCTCCCAGGGCTGCGTTGAGAATGCTGTGGACTGACTTTCCTTGCGCACGAGCATGTCCCGCACACCGTCGGGGCCGGTGAAGCGCAACGTCGTTTCCTCGTCGTAGTCGAACGCGTACCCGAGGCGGGTGGCAACATCAGCCCACGTGTGCTTGTCGCAGTTGAACGCGTTGAACGTCATGACAAACGTGCGCTTCTCGAACCGGTAGTCCTGGTAGCGCTGCCCGAATGCGTTGGTGACCCAACGCGTTTTGACGCCGAGGTCGAACACACCCGTGGACTTGGGCATCAGCCGCACGTGCTGTTGACCGGCACCCGGACCCATGACACGCCAGAACGACGCGTCGCGCCCGAGGATGTCCAACGTCATGAACTGCGACAAGGCAACCCCCTACGGCACATAGCTGACCAGTGACTGTTCGCGCTGCTGCTCGTAGAGCCGCTGCTTATTGAGGAAGTCGGTCGGGTCCGACGCGGACACGTCACCGAAATAGGTGTTGCGGTTGATGGTTGAGGGCTGCGGCGGTGCCGAAACAACGGGAGCGCCATAGGCGCCCGTCGTCGTGTTGTCGCCCAGGTTCCCGACCAATGCCGAGCTGAAGATATTCGCAACATCGTTGGCCAGGTGACCGCCCATCTGCGTTGCGCCCTGGATCATCGGGCCCGCCATGGCGCCCATGCCGCCACCCAACGATCCACCGGCACCGGCCGCGGCCTGTAGCAGCGTCCCGATCTGCGCCGCGCCCTCGGTGATGCCCTGCTTGAGGGCGGGCAGTTCGTGATCCTCCGACGACGGCGCCGGGGCGATGTTGGGCTGGGCCGAGGCGCCTTGCTGCGGAGTCTCTTGAGGGCCGGTGGCCTGCTGCGGCTGCTGTGCGGTCGGGGGCTGCGGGGACGGTGCCGCGGCCGCGGGCGGGGAAGCTACGGCCGGGCCCGCGCCAGCCGGAGGGGCCACGATCGGCGCATTCGGCTGTAGGGGCTTGATGGGGATCGGCTGCGCTGCCCCGGCGATAGCGCTCGCGGCGCCGGCCGTTGACATACCGCCAGGGGTGGGCGTGGGGTCGATGCGTGCGGTACCGGCGTTCACTGACGCCAGCGCCGCGGTGCCGTAGCGGTTGGACGCCGAACGATTGATGACGGTCTCGCCAGCGGTCAGGTTGGCGTTGATCACGTCGACACCGGTAGGCCCGACCACCGTTCCGCCGTCGGCATAGCCGTGGCCCTGGCCGATGTAGTTCGGCCCCCCGGTTGAATCCATGCCGTACCGCTTGGCAACGTAGTCGATCATGGCGTAGACCTGCGCCTCGCCACTGTTGATCGAACCGCCAGTGATGTTGTGTGCGTTGAACGTCGAGGTTAGGAACTGGCCCAGGCCGTAGACCTGCTGGTGACCACCCTTGCCGTCGGTGTCGTTGCCGTTGTAGGCGTTCTCGTTGCCGCCCGACTCGGTTTGGATCTGGCGGATCATTGCGTCGGCCCACGCCTTGGTGTTCGTGATGCCGTACCGCGGGCCCACTTCCTGCAGGGCCTTCATGACGATCGGACGCCAGCGCTCGGCGCCGGAACCGGTGGGCGCTACCGAGCCGGCACTCGACGATCCGCCGGACATGCCTTGCACGCCAGAGGGAACGCCTTTGTACGCGCCGCCCGCTGCGTTCTGCAGGATCGCCGGAATGTTGCCGTCAACGTAGTTCTGCATGTCGGCGCCAGCGGTCGGGTTGTCCTTCGTGTACGGCCCGACGCCCTTGCTCAGACCGCCGACGGTCTGCTGGATCGCCTGGTTCCATGGGTTCGACGGGGACAGGATCGAATTGTCCAGGCCGAAGAATCCCAATACTCCACTGAGCAGGATGTTTCCGGCCTTCATTGCGATGTGCTCAGGGTTTACCTTGTCGGGAAGTGAGTTCATCCAGTCGAGCGGATTAGTCGGCGCGCCAATCTGGTTGCCGCCACCGAGCAGCCGTTGCGGAATCAGCGAGCCCGGGTCGTTGTCGGCGCCTGGCAGCGGGCCCGGCAGCACGCCCAGGCCTTGCGTGAGGTGACGCACGATGCCCGAACCGTCGGGCCCGACCTGACCGCCCGGCTCATACCCAGGCAGCAATGACGGGTCGACCGCGCCGCTGTTGAGCGCGTGCAGGAACGACGACGGAACACGCCGTGCCGCATCTCGATTGATGACAAACTCGTCCTGATGGACCTCGGCGATGTAGCCGCCAGTCGGGCCGGGCCCCTTGCCCGAGGGGGTCCAACCGCCCGAGTCATACCCACGCAGAACGTCAGTAGCCACCGTTTCAGGGTTGAGCTGCACGTACCAGCGGTTATCCGGTGCCGGGTACTGCGCGACGCGGCCGGCCTCGCTGAACTGTTTCATCTGTTCCGGTGTCGGCGCCCCGGGCAGGATCACGTCATAGTTGAGACCGTCTGTCTTGACCACTGCGCCGGAGCCAAACAGTCCCTGGCCCTGTGGGTTTAGCGTCGGATTGCCCGCTGCAGCTTGGTTCTTCTGCCCCAGCGTGCCCTGTGCGTTGACAGTCGAGTTGAGCGAGTCCTGGAGCTGTCGCCCGAGCAGCACCGAGCCGCGGCCCTGGTCGCTGAATTGACCCTGCTCGGTATCCAAGAATGACTGATCGACCTTGCTCTCGCTACCCGAGCTGACCCGCAGCTGAGAGAGACGGTCCAGCGCAGCCCTGTCGCCAATCTGGGCACGTGCCAGCAAGTCTCGCGCTTCATCTACGGATACGTTCTCGTTGGCACCCGAGATTGCGGATGCGGCCGAATCGACGATGTGCTCAGACTTGATCTTGTCGACGAGCTTGCCGCGGATTGCATCGGCCTTGCCCTTGTCGCCACCGGCTGCCGACACGAGGTCGGTGGTATTGATGCCCAGGGATTCGGCGGCATTGAGCGCGTTTTTAAGTTCGGGCTTGCCCAGCGGTCCACCGGTCAGGGTGGCGTTCTGGAACTGGTCGGCCAGCGTAAGGCGGGCCTGTGCGGTGATGGCGCCGGTCACCGCGTCGATGGAGGACTTGAGATCGTCCTCCATTTCCTTGAGCTTGCGTGCGTGCTCTGCTGCCCGGTCGGTGGCGTCGTTCATGTGCGAGAACGCATCGATGACCAAGGGGATTGCGGTTACGGCCAGGATCGTCAGGGGGCCACCGAATGCCGAAAGTGCGCCCACCGCTTTGCCGAACCGGCCAACACCCTTGGTCTCGTTGCCCGCGGCGTCCTCGGCAGCTTTCGCGCCTCGGCGCATGTTGCTTTCCATGGCGTCGGCAGAGTTCTTGGCGCCCTGCTCGGCCTGCCGGTAGTAACCCTGCAGGACGGCAGCGGCCCCCGGCATTGCCGTACCCATCGCCTCGGCTTCCCGGCGGATGGCCGCGGTGTACTCCTTGAGGTTCGCGTACTTCGGCGCTGCAGCACTCTCGGCCTTGGCGGCAGACGTGGCGATGTTCTCGGTTTCGTTGCGCACCCTGGCCAGGAAGTCACCCATGGCGCGGAATCCATCGCCAGTAGCCCGCGTGATCGGCGTGATCGTCTTCCACAGCAGAACGGCATCGACGACAGCGCGCAGTAGACCAGGCTGGGTGCGCAGGATGCCGGCGATCGGCGTGAGCACGGTGAGCCATCCGCCAGTGAGGTCGGCAGCCGACTTGAACACGGCGCCGATGATCGGGCCCAACTCCTTGAGCATCGGCAGCCACTTGGCCAGCTCGGCGTGCCCCTGCGCAAAGATGCCCTTGAGATCCTGCTGACCCTTGGACGATTGGAAGAAATCGGCCATCTTTTTGGTCGCGTGATCAAGGCGCGTCATGAAATCGCCGCCGAATGCGCGCGATACCGATGCGAGGGTCGAACCGATGTTGTGGAACACGTGGCCCAGTTCACGAGCGGCATTGATGCCGTTGTCAATCCAGTGCGCCAGACGACCGTCCTTGTCTGCGGCGTCGATGAAGTTCGCGAATCGGGTTGCTACGTCGGTGAATGCCTTGGCCAGGCGCGGCAGGGAGTCCGAACCGGCAGCGGCTAGCGTGCCCAGTCCCTTAACTAGCGGGTCGATCGCATGCGAGAACTGCTCTTGCGCAGCGCTCGTGTTGCCCAGGATGCGCGTCAGGATGCCTTGGCCACCAGGTGATTTGAGCGAGTCGAGTAGGTTGCCGATCGTGTGGTTGATGCCGGTGTTGATCCCGGTGAACCCCTTGGTGACCAACGGCAGATCGGCGGCAACGAACGATTTGACCTTGGCACTCAGGCCGTCGAATAGGGTGTCCTGCGCCGGGAACTTGAACTGCTCGCGCAGCTGGCCGCGCATCGCCGACATGTCCGTGACGAAAGCCTTGGCCTTGGGAGACAGGTGCGCTAGAGCCTTCTCGACTCCCAAAGTGCTTGCAACAGTGCGTTGTTGCGCGGCCTGAACTGCGTCATTGGCCGAGGCCAGCCGATCGTTGGCGGAGATTACACCCGGCGCGTTGGCAACGCCGCGCGCGTTGGCGTCGACGGTCTTCTGCGCCAGCTCTGAGTTGCGGTTGCGCACTTCCTCGACGCGCTGCTCGCTCTGCAGGATGCGCAGCTGTGCGCGCTGTTGTTCGATCTGCGTCCTAAATCCGCCCTTGGCGTAATCCTCTTGCGCCTGCTGAAGATTGAGAATGGCATCGGCTTCGTCGAGTGCAGAGCCCTTGAGTTCGAGGTTTAGATCGCGGATTTCGTTCTGCGCGTCTCGGACGGCAATCGTCACGTCCTGCTGCGCGCGAGAGTAGTCCCGTGCCGCACGCTCGGCCGCGCGCTGGTTCTCCGCGGCCTGCCGGGTCGATTCAACCGAGTCGTCTTGAGCCTTGCCGTATGCCGAGAAAGCCTCTTTGACGCCCGAGAGGCCCGTTACCAGCGACGCCAGTGCGGAGCCGATGCCGGCCAGCGCGCCTGGTACCAATAGCGCCGCCTGCGATAGCTCCACCAAACCGCTGGTGAGACCAGCGACTCCGGTAATCGCCGACGGAATACCCGCCACGCCTGCGATTTTCAGGTTGAGCTGGAGATCCTTTTTCAGACCCTCCAGGGCCTTGGACTTGGCGCCCCCAACCGCGCGGGAGATCTCTCGGTTCGCCTGGTCCTGATCGGCCTTGATCTGGATCCGAACTGGGTTGGCCTCTTGCGATGCGCGCCAGCGAGCGACCTGTGCCTCAGCTTCGGCGAGCCGGGCATCGACGCGCATGTCGACGTGCTTGGCCTGCTCTTCGTGGCGCCAGCGCTCGATGTCGGCCTTGGCTTGGGCGATGTTCGGGTGGAGCGCAATTGCCAGCCGCGCGTCGACCGATCGCAGGAAGGCATCCAGTTCCTTGCGGAATTCGCTGAGCCCGCCGGGCCGGATGTTGATCGCGGCATCGCCAGCGTCATAGACGGTCATCGATACCTCCGTTCGCGATCTGGTCCTGGTAATTGCGCTGTGCAGCAAGGAGAGTGGCGTCGAGATGCATATGCGAGTAGTCCGTCGCTCGCTCGCGGATGAGATCGCCGATCATCTCCGGACGCGGCATGTACTTGACGGACGATTGGGGCGCGTGGCCCATGACCGCGGTCAGGCTGATGAGCCGATCGCAGATGTTGCGCATCTCGCGCACTTCAGGCGTATAGCGATGGTGGGGCTCAATTTCCGAGCGTTCTAGGATCTTGTTGATCTGGTCCTCGGTCATGTCGTCGACGCTGGCCAGTAGCGCGGGATCTGTGGCGGCACGGGACCACAACGCGGTGCCCTGCCGACGGCACATGTCATCGAAGAATTCGAGAAACTGCTCCCAGGTTCGGCCTGGGACTTCCAGGAAGTAGTCAAGGGCGTTGACCCGCAACACTTCCTGGAAGTCGAGCTGTATGTCAGACCATGCGGCGTTGACTACCCGGACGACTCGGATGTCTCGGGCGCGTCGCCTTTTCCCTCGTCGACCTCGAGATCGGTTCCGTCGACCTTGTTGAACTCGCGAATCTCGTTGAGGAATGCATCCCACGCCGCGGCGTTGTCCGCGAACAGCTCACGCACCGCCTCGTACTGGCCACCCAGGAGGCAGCGCTCAATGGTCTCGCTGAAGTCTTTGCGCTCATGCTTGGCGCCGGATGCGAGCGCTTGGGCCTGGAGGACGCTCTCCTGCAGCGAGAGATAGGACGCATCGCGCCAGCGGTTGCGCGCCTCGATGCCCATGCGGGGGATCTGGATCTCGGGGGTCAGGACGTACGGCTCGTTGCCGACTTCCTTGAGGATCTCGTAGAACCGGCCAGCTTTGGCCTTGGCGCCGCGTGTGGTCTTGGTGGTCATGGGGAACTTTCCTCCAATGGGTATGGGTGAACCCCCGGCGCCCTGAATGGACGCCGGGGGGTGCTACAGGGGTGTGCTGGTTAGGCGGTGACGGTGACGACGACCGAAGCGGTCTTGCCGCTGTAGCTCGCGGTGATCGTCGACGTGCCGGCCGCGACGGGGGTAACGAGACCGCCGCTCGACACCGTGGCGTTGGCTGTGGTGCCCGATACGTAGCTCGCCGCGCTGGTGCGGTCCACGCCGTTGTTGTCGGTCACGTGCAGCTGCAACGGGGTGCCGGCAGCCACCGAGAGCGAGATGGCGCTCGCGGGCGGTGTGATGTTGATCCAGGACAGGACCGGCGCGGTGAAGCCGGTATCGGCCACACCCTGTAGGGCCTGGAATCCGGGGCCGAAGATGAAGAACTCGCCCAGGTGGTCCAGGTCCATGTCGTCGACGATCGTGGTGATCGTGGGGTGCCACAAAAGGGTGTCCTTCTGGCTCCACTTCTGATTGTCGAGCTTGGATGTCTGCGTGCGGTTGAGCACATAGCCGAAGAAGATCGGCAGCCCGTTGTAGTTGTCCTGACCCATGAGGATCGCGCGGTATTCCTGGTTTTCAGGGACCGTGGCGATCGGTGCGTGGATACCGCCGTTGGCCGTCGGCACAACGCCCGAGTAGTCGGCGCTGAACATCAGTTCCAGGTTCTGCCGGCCGATCTGGCGCATCTCGAAGTCGGCCGAAACGGACTGCTTGTCGATGATGATGCGCGTGGGCAGACCCTCACCGGCAGATTCGATGTTGTTGGCGCTCATGTCGAACGACACGTTGATGCCAGAGTCCTTGGCGATGTACCCGACACCCCGATATGCGGGCGGAATGGCCGGGTAGCCGTTGGCGCCCTCGATGGAGCTGCCCAGGATCGGGTTGGAGTCGGCGCGGCAGAGGGACACGAGCATGTCCAGCGGTGCGATCTGCAGGGACTTCTGAGATCCCTTGTACGCCTTGATGGATGCGGGGAGAGTTACAGGCATGATGAGTTCCTTTCGGTGCTTAGCTGCCGAGATACCGGGAGTAGTCCGGCATTTCGAGGGGAGTGGCGAACGTGAACGCGAACGTGGCTGGCACGATGCGTTCGTCGTATTCGGCGCCGGGGACTTCCTCGGGGCCGCTGACTTCTCTGACTTCTGTGATCTGAGCCGTGGTGCCGTCGGGCATGTCGATGTCGATTTCGTCTTCGACGCACGACAGCACGTCACGCACCCAGCCGATGAGTGAGTTGGAATCGTTGCGCGAGTTCGTGATCGCCGCGATCAGGGCGGGGGCCTCGTCGTGACGGACCGTGATCCCGCCGCCAGCGCGAGCGATGTAGAGCAGGCGCCCGGTCCAGCCGGTGTCAAGGGTGCCATCGGGAAGTTGGTTGACAACCTGCACGGTTGGCAGCAAGGGCTTGAACATGGCCGTGAGCGCGTCCTCGACCATGACCGATCGGACCGTGTACCAGGCGGGCAGCCACGAGGGGGGAGTCCAGAAGGTGGTCATGAGGACGCCCGTAGGGATGCCAGCACCTTCTTGAGATCCTTGGCCGCTTCCTGCTTGCTGCGGATCGGGGATTTCTTGCGGCGCTTGACGAACCGGCCGCGATCATCGCGCTCTGACTCGTGCCCGAACTCGTGCGATGCGCCGTAACGCAGACCGTCGCCGACGATGAGTTGAGACACCCAGCGGTCAGCCTTGTAACCGCCGATAAATACCCGGACCCGCGCCGATCCCGCCAAGCGCCCAGTCCTCTTGGCGACGATTCCCTGATAACGCACCTTGGCCTCTTCGGTCTTGAGGCGAACAATCCGCATCATCTTGGGGGACATGAGGATCTGTGCAATTGCCTTGTTGGGGTTGGGGATATTGATGTCATCCACGGGGGGCGATCACCCTCCTAAGTCGGTACTTGACATACCCGAATCGATGGCCGGTGATCGGATGGTTGGCGTCGCCGTGCGCGTCAGAGATGACCGAGTAGGTGTCGCCGTTGGTGCGCGTGATCCGGTCACCCTGTTGCACATTCGAGCCAGTTGGGCAAAACCAGTTCCGTTCAACGGTGCTGCGTCGGCCGCGGTCCTCGTGGTCGAGGCTCGCCGAGCGGATGCGTCCGAACACGGTGTTATTGATCGTGCCTACCGGCGTGATCTCTTGATCGCTTCCGTCGCGGATGGGCCGGGCCACTTGGACCGGCTCGCCGTAGCGGACTGTCAGTAGGGAAATGGGTACACCTCGTAGGCAAACCCGGCGCAGCTCTGCTGATCCCACGGGTTGTTGGGTACCTGCGCGGTGGGGCCGATAGTGCGCACACCGAAAGCGCGCTGCCCAGAGGACGAATCAGTCGGTGAAAGCAGTTGCAACGCCCACGCATCGAGCGCAAGCCCACCGAATCGGACGTCGTGCACCTCGGTATAGGTGATGTCGTCCATCGCTTCGGTGATGGACTTGGCACCCCTGGTGCTGATCTCGATCATCTTGCGCGAGACCAGCTCCAGGGACACCAACTGCGGCAGACCGGGATCGATAGGCGGCGTGCGCGAATCGATGTCCTTGTACTCGTTGCGGATGAGCAACGCCGCGAACCCCAGCAGTTGATCCGCCGTGGCCTGTTGGCCAGCGTCGAACGTCGTCTGCATGTACGTGGCCAGTTCGGCAGCCGTGGCGTACGTCGACGGCGGTGCCGGGGTGCTCACGGTTACCGCGAACCTTTACCGGCAGCGCCTTGCTGTTCGGGCTCGGGCTGTTCGACAGGCTGCTCCGGTGCCGGCTGCTCTTGCGGCGCGGCCGGGGTGACTTCCACGACACCGGGCACGTTCGCGAGAACGCGCTCGATGACCGTCTGGTCGGCAGTGCTGAACCGGAAGACTCGGTTCTGGCCGTCCGCGGTCAGCTCGGGCTGGAAGTATGCCCACGGCACCAGGCCGTCGTCGGACATGTGGTAGCCCTTGGGTGCCTCAAATACGCGTAGTCCCATGATTGAATCCCTCTCTCTTGATTGGGTTTACGAACCGGTCAACGGGTTCAGCAGATCGCCGATCACGCCGTGGTAGGTCTCCGGTCCGTACTGCAGACCGGCCTCGCAATAGATCTGGTACTTATCCGAGCTGCCGGTCTTGGCCAGCGGCTCGGCGGTCACCAGCGGGTGTCCCGGGCGCGACAGGAACCGCGGTGCGCACACGGCAAGATCGACGATGCCGATCCGGTCGGTCGGCGCATCTCGGTCGATCAGGATGCCGAAGTCACCGAAGTCGGTCACCAGGGTCTGGATGTTCAGACCGCCAACGTCGCGGCTCAGTGGCGCATGGTTCAGCGGCATCTGGCCGTAGAGGTTGGTCAGCGCGATCTTCTGCGCCGGGTTGACCACGAACATCGTCGAGGCCGGCGACAGAGGGCCGTTCTGGTAGATGTTCGCCAGCGCGCCGTCGACGATTGCCTTGGTGATGGCGCGCTTGGTGCCGCCGTTGGCGAATACGTTGGTCAGAACGGCGTTGAAGATGCCGCAGGTCTGCCGCGGGGATGTGCCCACGTTCGGGTTGGCGTACACGCCGTTCAGGAACGACTTGTTGAGATCCTTGGCGATCTTGAGCAGCTTGAGCTGGCTCTGGTGCATCACCTCGTCCTGGACGGGGTTGGAGCCGTCCGCGGTGTTCAGACCCGAGAGCTGACCCACGGCAGCCTGCTTGGTGTAGGTCACCTCGAACGACTCGTGATGGATCTCCACGACGTTGGACTGCGGCAGGCGCCCAACCTCGGTAGCTGCAGGTGCCGGGGCGCCTTCCAGCTTGGCGTTGTTGGTCGAGCTGGACTCGATGCCCTCGGTCTGCCACTGGAATGCCGTACTCGTGGTCGGCAGCGGCTCGGAGAATGCGCCGATGGCGCTGAAGAACGGGGTATCAAGGGGCGAGATCTGGAACAACAGACCCGTGTAGTTGGGGGAGTTGAAGGTCGATGCAGCGCCGGTAATGGTGTTAACGGTCATGTCTGCCTACTCCTTTCAGTAGGTCGGGGATTGCCTTGCTTCGATGAGCTGTTGCGCCGCAGCCCGTAGAGCGCCCTTGACATCGCCTGATTTCTCGGCGTGCTGCTGGGCGTCTGCTGCTGAGACGGCCCCATTCCCTTGCCCTTGCGCGGGATTGGGCTTCCTGGCCCCCGGTGTCGCCGAGGCGATCAGGTAGGGGTCGGATTTTGCGAGTGCGTCGAGCTTCGACGCGATTGCGGCCTCGTTGATCTGGCCGCTGTCGGTGAGACATTCGGTCAGGTCGATGAGGCGTGCGGCTGTGCCGGGGTTGACGAATGCACCGTCCGGGCGACTTGCGCCGAGCGCTTCGGCCTTGGCCTGCAATGCCGATCCAAGGTTGGTCTTGGCTGCCGTCTGCGCGGCGTCGAGCTGTGCCTGAAGGGTGCCCATCTGCTCGCGCAGTGTCGCGGCCTCACCCTGCTCGCGCTGGCGCTGCTGCTCGGCAGCATCCAGCAATGGCTTGGCGGTCGCCAATTGTGCCTTGAGTGACTCGATTTCGGCCTTTTGGGTCTTCTCGCTGTCACGTAGGTTGCTGATCAGCGTCGCGGCCTTGTCGGGGTCGTAGTTACCCGGATCGGCACCCCAAGGGGGAGTCTGGGCCGCCGGCGTGGCCGAGGCGGGCGCCTTCGGAGGTTCGCCCGCGTTGGCGCCGGGCATGTTGTTCGGAGTCGGTGTATCGGACATGAAAACGTCAGCCTCCTTGGGCTTTTGGGTCGGCACTTGCCGGTGAGGTACGGCGTCAGGCGATGCCGTAGATCTGGCGCATTGCCGCCAGAACGTCCTTGGTTCTGCGATTACCTGCCTGTGCAGCGGCTTTCGCGTACATGTCGAAATACGGCTGCCGGTCGAACACGAACGGCTTATCCACGAACACCGGGACCGCGATGCACTGACAGTGATCGTGATAGCGGTCGCCGATGGCCTGCTTGCCGCGCGGTGCGCCGCGGTCGGTTCCGACGACCTGGCCAGCCGATGCGTCACTCTTGTACGGGCGCCAGTCCTCATCACGCGTCGCGCACATGACACAGAACGCGCAGGGCCGCATCGAGGTCGGAACGCGCACGTAATAGGCCGGATCACCGCCCTGCGCGCCCGGTTTCGTCGGTGCGTGGGTGTACTGTGCGCCATCCTCGGCAGCGTTCATGGCCACGGTGGTGCGGCCCCCGCTGGCGACCATGCGCTGAGTCGAGTTGGCCAGCCGGTCGGTTACGACGTTCTCGAACAGGTCGGCACCCGAGATGTCCACCGGCTCGTCGGCCGCAGGGGTGGACGACATTTCGGCGGATACGTCCGCCGTAGTCCGCTTACCGACGTCCGCGCTGGTAGCGGCGCCTTGCAGGGTGGACGACTTGCGTTGGGTTGCGGTGATTTCGTTGGCCGCTGCTTGCCGGGCTTCGGTGGAGATCTTGAAGGCACTGGCAACCTTTGCGTCCAGCCAACTCTGATCGAGGTCGGGCGCCATGATCCGCGGGGCGCGGCCGGGAATCTGCGCGTCGGCGCGCATTTGGCCGTACATCTGCAGCGAAAGCACCGACGACGACCTGGCGTAGGCCGTGACGATGCCCGAGTAGATGCCGTTCACCACGGTCTGAATGCCGGGCGCCGACCAGTCGAGCCCGGCAAGCTGGGCGCCCAGTTGCGTTGCGGCCGAGACCGCCAACGCGTCGGTGGCGATCTGCCACCGCTTGAGGTCAGTCGGTGACTGAGCCTGCGGAGCCGTCATCGCCCGTGTCCTGCGACGGCTGACCGTCGTCGCCCTCGTCGACCGGCTGCGTCGCGAACTGCTGCAGCTGGCCCGTCACCGCGTCGAGCAGCTTTTGCGCGTCGGCCGCGCGCCATTCCTCGGCGATGTTCTCGCGCTCGATGGCGCTGTAGCCCTGGCGCGCGAGTTCAGTCTCGGAGCGCGGCGGGATGAGCTGGGCACTGGATCGCTTCACCGCGGCGTCGGCGTCAGCGCCGGGTGTCGGAATGCCGGTAGGACCCCAGTCGGCCTCGGCAGTGTTCAGCTCGGCGCGACTGTCGCCCCGTACCAGGTAGGTCCACTTGGCGACGTTGACCCAACCGTTGCCGTTCGCCTTGGCCTTTCGGTCGGTGCGGCGCTTAAGCCGGAAATCTGCCTTGCCAATTGAGTCACCTGACACCGGGTTTCCGGTGTTGATGATGCCCATGCTCTGCGGATCGAGTCCGGTCATACCGGCGAACAGGCGTGCTTCCGAATCCACGATTTTGAGCAGCCCGTCGGGTGATTGACCTTGAATCACCTCGACCTTGGGGACGTTGCCCTGCTCGTCGGCCTCGATCATCGGCATGAAATCCATGTACGCCTTCCACGCGTCCACGAATTGGCCGTTGTTGTCCTGGAACGCCTTCTCGGTGGCACCCAGGATCATGATCTTCTGAATGATGTGGAACTCGCGCATCACCTCGACCGACACCTGCGTGCGGGCCGCGCGATTCGTGCAGTTGCGCCAGGCCGGCAGAATTTCCGAGGTACCCCAGCGCTGCTGCGTGGTGGCACGGTTCGGGAAAGCTACTACAGGGCAGCCGAATTCGGCAGTATGCGGGTGGTCATCGCGGTCGATGACCAGCCAGGAACCACCCGCCGACACCATGTGAGTTGTGGCCTGGGGCGTGTAGAGCGCAGCCCGCATGTGCGCGTAGTGCTCGCTGTTGGGGTCGATATCGAGATAGGTCTGATAGGCGCATGTCGTGATGCCGGTGGCTCGGTCGACGTAGGCGGTCATGTTCAGCGGCGATTCCGCAGTGATGAGCGGAGAGCCATCGGGGCGTGTGCCGATCAGCACGTAGCCGTTGCCGTCGATCATCGAATCGTCATGCACCATAGGTGCTTCGGCGTCGATATTGTTCGCCTGGAACACCTCTTGCAGCTCGTCGTCAACTTCTGACTTGCCCTTGAGCAGGATTCCCTGCAGTGAAAGACGGTCCGACACAGCGTCAATCGCCGAGCCATTCCAGCCCATGATGGCGCGCAACGTCTCCAGCTCGGGCGGAATCGAGATACCCAGCGACTTGATCGGCTGCATGCCCTCGTAGAACGCACGGGACAGCAGGTACTCGCCGCGGCGGTTGAACAGCACCGACGCCAGGCGCCACGCGATGAGCTGCTCTTGCTCGGACAGCTCGGCGCTAGTCGCGGTGACGGGCAGCATGTCAACGAGAGGAAGTGTCACGCGGGTAGACCTCCTATCGTCTCGCGATCATTCGCCCGCGTCCCGGGGCGAACTGACCTTGTTGCGGCTTGGCATTGAGCTGGTGGTACATCAGGCGGGCGCCCACGGCGGCTACCGCGGCGTCGATCTTCTTGGCCGACTCGCGATGCTTTTTCATCAGCGAGATGCCGTATTTCCCTGGCGCGCGTTTGGCATTGAGTACGTGAGCGCGTAGGAGCATGTTGCGGTCGTGGGTTAGGCGTTTGTCCTTGATCTCCGAGACGAACCGCTCAGCCTCGGCGACGAACAACTGCGTGTGGATCGGATTGCGCATGTCCCAGATGATCGGATGGGCATACGGTCCGGTCTTGACCGCCGGGAGCTTGGTCAATGAGTTGCCGAACAGTAGGCGCCAGTCCTCGATGTAGCTGTCCCAGAACCGTTCTCCGGTCTCGTCGTCTCGCGCGCCCGAGGGGTCGCACCAGAACGCGACGACGCGCCAACGTTCCCGGGCCTCTCGGACCCGTTGATCAACCGCCGGCCTGCTCACCATCCAGGGCGCCTCACCCGGCTCGGGCTTGCGCTTCTTGGTCGGCTTGGCCCATATACCGATCGTGAATACATGCCCATCAGACAGGCGGCACCCCATGAGCGCGGTGGCGTCATCGGTTTTCGAGCAGTCGAGGAACATGGCGATGCGCTCGCCGTCGTCAATGCTCTTGTCGCCCTTGCATGCATCCCACTGTTGGCGATCCATCCAGTCGTCATCGGTAGCGACAATCTGGTTGTACCACTTGCGGCGCTGCTCGCTCGGAGTCGCTGTGCCCTTGAGCGCCGAATCGCGGGCGGTGACCGGATCGATCCAATACGAATCACCGCGCACCGCCTCGACGACCTCGACGAAAGCCTCGGCGGTAAACGGCGCGTCCGGGGGAGCCTCCAGCGAGTCGTAGAGGTGTCCCACGTCGATAAACGTTGCCGCTCGGTCCAATTGGGGCCGGTCCTGCGTGGCCTCCCACGCGTCGCGCTCTTCCTGGCCAACCGATTCGTCGTTGGGTCGGAACGCATTGCAGATGTCCAGCGCGCGGCCTTGGCTGATCTTGGCGCGGTTACCCTCTGCGGCCTCGGCCAGTCCCTTGCCGTTGTTCGAGCTGTTCCAATTCTGCGTCTCGTTGCGGATGATCGTGTCGGTGCGGTTGCCCTCGATCGACAGTGGGTTCGAGGTGACGCCCTCGATCAACCGGCTGCCGTTCATGCCCCGGCAGGTGACCGTGGTCGTGACGATGCCGTAGTACTTCCGGCATGCATCGGTGAGCATCACCCGGACCATGCCCAGCGTGTTCTTGGTCTGGTCCTGGTCGACGGCGAGCACCTGGACCCACGCCGAGTTGTTCTCCCGGCCAACCGGCTGGCCGTCGTCGTCCCAGTGGTCGAAGATGCACGGCGCGAACGCCGAGGGGAGCGCTACACCGCCGGCGGCAAGGGGATCTTTGCCGTGGCCCTTGAGCCGCTGCCAGGTGACCGTCGGATGCTGCACGCGCCCGGTCTCGTCGAGCGACCAGTACCAGAGCAGCATCCGGGCTTGTTCCATGGTCCACTGCCACGGCTGCCCGTTCGAGTCCTTGAGCCAGTAGCCCGTCCAGCCGAGCATTTCCCACCCGAGGGTGTGCTCGGGAAGGTTCCAGCCGTGCTCAGCGTCCCAATCCCAGGTTGGGCCGATGCGCTCGGGCACGAATCGCCCGTACGTCGGCGGCGCCGCCCGGGGGACGTGATGGCGGTACCACTCGACGATGTGTGAGTAGTCGTGCTGCACCAGCAGGGCCGGTGCGCCGATGGACGCCATTTAGTGGACCGAGCGAACCCAGACGCGCAGGATCGGAGCGCCCCGGGGCCGCGTCTTGAGCGCCGTTCCGTAGATCGTGCTCATGAGCTTCTCGGGGATGTCCGTGTCGGCGTGGATGAACACCCGCTCGACGCGCAGCCCCTCGAACGTCGCCGGATTGCATCTGGTGCCGAAGATGAACGGCGTTTCGATGCCGAGGTCGTGCGCGAGCTGCTGCGCCTCTTGCTTGGTCTGCGCGATGACCGCCGTGATCATGCGGTTGCCTCCGGTTTGATCGACCAACGCGAGTTCGCGGCCGCGCGCTGCTGGTCCCCGCGCGTGCTCTCTGCGCCGGCACTGCCCGCCTGCGTGTCCGGCAGCTTGAGCTTGGCCAGCAGACCCGCCAACGTGGCCCGGTGCTGGCGCAACTCGGCCACCAGCGGGTTGATCACCTGCTGGCCCATTGAGCCGCTGACCATGAACTCGTTGCGGCCCTTTGCTGTCGTCCAGGCGCTCTGGATGTCATCGATCAGGTCGGCCTCGCGGCAAGCGTCTTCCAGTACCCGAATCTCGTCCGGACGCAGGATGTAGCCCTGCGATTTGATCGAGTTCCACAGCTTCTTGCCGCCCTTGCCGAGTTCGCGCGGTGCTGCTGGAAATTTCGTCGTAGTCGTCATCCCGGTCTGCCTCCTTGTGCAGATCGACGCCCGACGGCCTTCCGTCGAGCTAAGAATTAGGAAGCGCCACGCGGGCGTATGCTCAGATGCGCCTGGTGGTGTAGTAAAAACACAGCCCCGCCTGAGAACGGGGAAGTCAGCGGTCTGAAAACTCCGCACCGGGCAACCTTCATCAGGGGTATCGGTCCTCGACGTAGGCAGCGCAGATGGTGAACCCGATCGGAATGAGCGCGGCGGGAGCAAACCAGGGCGAGATGCATTCGACCGCGGCGCAGACTCCGATGATCGTGAGGAAACTGAGCGCGTAGAGGGCACAAACAGAGCGCACGGAACCCCTTGGCGTCGCCGAAAAACACTGAACTGGCCGCACGCTGCGACGGAGCTGCTATTGAGCTTCGGCGGAAGTTCGGCGTTGCCGGGTCATCCCCCCGCCCCTTTGAAATGGTGTGATGAGACGATCCGTGTTAGCTGTCGGTCCCGCTCCCACGCGGACCGGAGAGTTAGCTGAGCCTTCCGGGGTGGCGCTCAGGCTGGCGATGTTTCGGCCGGCGTGCTCGTGCTGCCGCGCGGGCATTGCGTGAGTCCGCGCCGGTCTTGGGCTTGTGGCATGGCCCGCAGAGCAGCTGTGCGTTGTGCCAGTGCGTGGCACCGCCTTGCCAGTGGGCCACGATGTGATCGCAGTACAGGTAGACCCCGGTTGCGCCACATCCGTCGGCCTCGGGCTTGCCGTCACCTCGCGCCCCGCAGTAGTGGGGTAGTCGCTGTAGCGCGTCGCTGCGCATGCGCTGCTCGTCTGTGCGTGATGGGCGCGGTGTGCGGCGCTCGGTCCATGCCATCTTTGATTGGCCCTTCTATCGGACGCGTCTGCTGGCGTCCTGTCAGAATGGCGCCGTGGATATTTATGCGAGCGCTGCCCAACTGCGCGAGGGTGATCTCATCGTCTCTGCCTACGGTGTGACGGAGCACGATGGACGCCTGGTGCCAAGCGAGCCTTTCGAGGCAGGCAAGGTGTCTACGAACATCCATCTTCGCGACGAAGTAATCGACGTGGCGAAGAAGGGCGGCACTGAGGCTGACCTCCGTAAATATCGGCGCTATGAACGGGTGTTGGTGCGGTGGGTGCCCATGGACGAGCACGCTCAGGACGGCTTGAACGCGGCGGTCTCGATCCTTGAGCTGTACGGGCACCGCAGTGAAGCCAGCCTCTTGAAGTCAGTCATCAAGGATCACGTGACTCCGCCGAATGAGCGAGTGGAGATATCGAGCCGGTTCTGAACCCGGATGCAACAAAACCCCAGCTAAGCCGGGGTTTTTCGGGCAGCGTCATCGACCGACAAGTCGAAGTATACGCAGGTCAGGGTGCGTTTGCTTGCAGTCATGCGATTCGGCGTGTGACGAAGACGCGGCCGTCACATTTCGCGGAGCACCGCACTACGCATCGTTCGCCGTCACCTAACCCATTGAGGCGTTTTACCCTCGGGCCAAGTGACGGTAAAGCAGATCTCATCGTGCATATCGTCTCGTTTGGCCTCTGAGACCTTGGGCTCGGTAACTCCAGTCAGGCTCTGCGCATACACAGGTGACGCAGGGTCGAGTCGATCGATCTTATAGTCGAGTCGATCCTCCATATTCGCTATGTCGATTGCATCGAATATCCGTACTTGCGCAGCAAGTGCCGCAGCGCCGGATTTGTAGCAATGCTGTCCGTCGGCCAGGAGCCGCACTATCGGTTCATGAACTGCGGAAACGGTGTCTAGCTTGTTCGATATTTCGTCCAGTCTGTCGTGTGTTCGCATCGAATCCGTTGTTGCCCCTATTCCAATTAGTAGCGCCAAGCCAGCTACTAATATATAAATGAATAGAACTGCGTTCCCTTGGGATTTGAGTTCAGTCGTCAATTTCGCGTATTGGGCTCTCGATATAGCTGCATCCTCGCGTTCGTCCACGACTCCCTGATCTTCGCCCACAAAAGTCCCTTTCGTCTGTACTGCCGAAGCGTCATTGTCCCTCGGCACGCCCATGGGCGTCGCGTTTCGACTCTTCGCGGCCGGACCCGGGCCCGTTGAGGATCTCGCACCCCGGGCCCATCTTGGGCGCGTAGACGGTCGCACCGCAGTGGCACGTCCACATGTGGTGCTTGCTGCCGCATGCGCAGGGGCGGCACCGCTGCGTCCACCCCGGTTCGTCGGCGCTGTGCCAGTTGGGGCAGTAGGTCGGGCTGACGACGGTCCAACCCTTGCCGTTGGGCACGAGGTCACCGACGTACGCGTTGGGGAACCGATCACGCGGTGGTCGTGCCATGCGCACGTTGTACTACTGGCCACCGACAGGTATGAAGTTGTCGATAGTCCGCCAGCGCCGAGGGCGCAGCCATACGATCCTGATGTGCCCAACTTGAACAAACCGCATGGTCAGCCGATAAACATCGAACTTGTCCAGAATGACGATTCCTTGGCCGTCGATCGAGGCCAAGGGTTGCAGTTATTCCAGGTGCGACACAAGACCATTAAGGTGGGTAGGGACGCAGACGGCAACCCGACCTCGTTGGTCGTGCTGACCTCTGGACCCGTACCTGGCGAGACTGAGCCATGGACGATCGAAGGACCTCCGGGGACTCAGGTAATCCGGGTGGGGCCTCCTGTCTAAATCCTCGCCTCGCGCTCGTTTTCGTCCTTCCAGCGCAGTTGCCGCGCCTGACTCAGGCTGAACACGCGGGGATCGCCACGCCGGATGCGGGTGTTGACGATTCGGCCGGCATGAATCCATCCCCGGATGTGCAGGCGCTTGGTCCGAATCCACTCGTAGAGTTTGACTCGCGAGACCTTCTCGTCGATCGATTCGAGGATCTCGAGCAATTTGGCCTCGGGCATCAGGTCACGGGCTACTTCTGCGCGCAGCCGGTTCTTGTCTACGTTGATTCTGGATCCGCAGCGCGGGCAGTTGATGAACTGCTCGTCGGCCTCCGTGTAGAGCATTTCGTTGCATTGGATCTGTTCGCCGCGTTGGTTGTGGCCCGTGACGGTGGGGCATGGTCCTGCGAACCGTCGATCGGTTCGGTTGATGGTTTTGAGGATTGACTCACACAGCTCTTGCATGTCGAGTGCACACTCTTCGGCACCGGGCGTGAGGGCGATGACGTGGGCATGCTCGGCGAGCCATTCGCACATGTCGGCCAGCGTCGGCTGGTAGCGATAGGGGAGTCGCCGCCAGCGTGAATCGGGTAGGGGTCCAATGAAGTCGAGGGCGACGACGCGCACGGGCTCGAACTCAATGCCGCGGTGCTCGCAGATAGATCGGACCCACGTCGAGATCGTGTTGCGGGCACCGTGTCCGAGGTCGATGGGTGCGCCTGTGCTGTCGAACCGAATGGGGCTGGGTTCGTCACTGGAACGCCCAATGCCGCCACGCGTGAGCACATCTTGCTTGGTGAGCGTGACATCGAGTTCGACGACGAGCCATGCGAGACGTTCCAGATGTTCGGCAAGTTCGGTGACGCATCGCGGGCACAGGAACAGTTGCGCGGGCTGGGAGCACTTGCGGCACTTGGTCACTGAGCGTTTCGCCTCTCGTTCTTGGTGATCAGTGCGTGGGTCAGTTCGCGCACGCCGTCCGCAATGATGCGATGGTCGATCGAGCCCGGGAAGTACGGCCGTTGGGTGAACTGCCCTGGGAGCTTGCGCATCTCGTTAGCCCAGTCGATCGCGCTGAGGTCGACGTCGTTGTAGAACGTGTTGAACCAGGACCAGGGGTCGAATGGGTCATCGGGGAGCGCCAGGAACGGATTCGGCGGCCATCTCAGCATGTCGTGCAACGTCACCTCGGGGATGCCGCCGCCTCTGGTCCGCTGTAGTGATGTCATCAGACCTCCTTGAAGGTGCAGCGGGTGAAGTGCACGATCCGGTAATTGAGGCCCCGGCAGCGTTGTTGGGGTGCGGCTTTGCATGTCGGGCATTGAATGCGCAGCGCGGCCAGGACTGCCGGAGATTTGGGGTTGGCCAGTTTCGGGATCTTGCCGCCGGTATTCATCGCTGTGCCGCCCGCCCCTGTAGCGCGGTGCCAATCGCACGTGCGGCTGCGAGCCGCTGGACAGCCAGCGCGAGCGCCTGTGCGAGGTCGTCGTGCGGTAGTTCCTTGAGTCCGAACACGAGCGTGGCGTGCGAGGTGGTGGGGTCTTCGGCGACCTCGATCATCTTGTCGAGGATCTGTTGCGGATGGGCGGTCATCGGTTGTGTCCCTTCGTCGGTTCCGGTTGAAACGGTTAGCGGGCCCGCGCGATCGTGGGCCACGGCAGTGTCTGCAGGGCGGTGTGGTGCCGTTCTTTGGGTTCGAAAGGGATGGGGTCGCCGAGTTTGTAGGCGCCCATCGTGGCGTAGCCGAATGCGTCGGCCACGTCGTCGGGGTTGTCTTTCTTGCGCCAGGTGCCCAGCGGCTTGGGCAGGTCGAACCACTCGTCGATCACGTCGATCACGTCGAGTTTTGAGGCGTTGCCTGCGCCGGTAACCCATGCTTTGGCGGTGGTGTTTCCGACGACCACTGACGGGATCGCGCGGGCATCGAACGCTTCGAAGATCATGTGCCACAGTCCGGATCGGTCGAATTCGAATCCGCTGACGCCGATGGCGTAGGGGTGTTCTTCGATGATCACGATGTCGGGGCGCCCGGCTACGGTGGCTGCTTTCCAGACTTCGGTGCGTAGTTGCCGGATGCGGTTGTTGCGGCTGTGGTAGGTGGCGCCGTTGTGTCCGTCGCGCCCGTAGCGGCCGTAGTGGGCTGGCCGGCCATCGACGAGGACGGCGACGCCGGTACTGGTCAAACTGGGATCGATTCCGACTGCGATAGCCATTAGGCGACGCCTTTCCGGTGGTGGGGGCAGTGGTAGGTGCGGGTTTTCGGGTCGTATCGCCACGCTGGTGATCGTTCGGAGGGCAGCCGGATCGCGGCGCAGTCATCGCACAGCAGCGGTGCCGGTTCGCGTGTGCAGTCGGGGCGGTGGGCGCCATGGCGGTGGTGGTGCAGTCCGCAGCCGGGGCACCAGGCGTCATCGACGGTGTGGTTGGCGCCCATCTGCGATGCGGTCAGTGCCGGCATCAGCAGGCTCTGGTCGCGGTGATCATCAGGGGGTGCTCACTCATCGCCGGTGGTCTTCTCGAGTGCAGCCCGGGCAAGTGCGGCCCCCTTGGCTGCCGTCTGGCCGCGGTCGACGTGATCGCAGACGTGGGTGCCGCGGTACCCGTCGTCGTCACAGAGCTCGCACAGGGCGATGGCGGCGAGCTTGGCTTCGTAGGCGGCCTGCTGCTCGGCTTCGCGTTGCGCGCGTTGCTGTTCGCTGTTCGCCCGGTCCCAGCGCTTGCGGCTTTCCCGGGCGTCGCCGCAGGCGCGGCACGGGGCCTCGGTTCCGCCAGGGTGATTCGAGCAGTGAGGGGGTGGGGGGTCGGCGGAATCCGGTTCGTCGTCCTGGTGACCTTCCGTACTTACGTAACCCCTACTAGGTGCAGGCTGTAGGGAATTAGGTTGTATGTGCAGGTGCAGGGAATCGGCTTGGGTTTGCGATTGGGTTTCGGTACCGGGGTCAGGATTACCCTTTTGATTGGTTTCCCCGTTCCCGTTTTGATTGGTAGTGGACACCCGTTCGGTATCGCTATTGCGATTCCCGAACGTGTCCACATACGGAACCTGATCCGAGGTCTTCGAGGTCAGTAATAGCTCCACCGATTCGCGGCTGATCGCGTGCGTCCATGATGAGTAATCCGGATGCTCGGACTTGTCCCGGTGGACTTCTGAGGCGATCACAGCCTTTAGCTGGCGCGAGAACACGCCGAGGTACGCGTCGGCCACCGCCACGGCCATTTTGGGGTTGCGTAGCAGTTCCTCGGAGCGGATGTAGGCGCGCACCAAGACTTCCTCGGTGTCTTCGTCGAAGAGTGCGAATCGTTCGCGTTCCAGTTCGGCCGCAGCGGTCTTGATGTAGTCGAGCGTGAGGCCGGCAGCCTTATTGATGAGCCGCTTGGGGCGCCAATCGGTGACACCGCAGTGCGACAGCTTGGGGTCTGGGATCAGGATCCGGAAGTACAACCACTGCGCAGCTGGGGTCAGCTGCTCCACGTGATCGTCTCCGGCGATGCTGATGCGGATGCGGGCGTATTCCCGTGCCATGGTCGTCTATCCCTCTTTTGTCGTTGTCTGGTTGGCGATTTCGAGCAGCACATCCCCGTGGCACGGCTGATCGAGCGGGCACCAGCAAGCCAGGTCGTGGCCGGCCAGCTCGGCGCGGATCTCGTCAGGGGTTGGGACGGGCGGCTGACCGGCGAGCGGATACAGAACGGCGTGCCGGTACTTCGTGGCCGCGTCAGCTCGGTCGTCCGCAATGTAGTCAGGGCACATCAGCAGTTCGGGGCCGCAGGTTGGGTTGTGGACGTGGACAGTCCACGGATTACCCCAGCGGCTCGGCCGTCCCACGTAGACCCCGTCGGGCATCCGCCAGCCGGCGGTGCGCTTGCGCTGGATTCGCTTGGGCATCACGCACTCACTTTCGAGCTGGCCTCGATGAGCAGCCAGGTATGTGCGAGCTGGACCTCACTACTGGTCATCGGTCGCGCCCAGCGCGGGTTGAGCATTGCCGCTATGGAATTCATGCCCAGCTCGCAGTCGTGGCATATGCAGTCCCGGTGGTTGCGCACGATGCAGTAGCGCCCGCACCGGTCGCAAAAGGCGTGCTTCATGACAGGCTCTCGACACCAACGGTGATCAGGTCGCGCGATGATGGTGGGGTGACGGCGTTACCGGTCTGGCGTGCCTGCTCGCGACGATTGCCCTTGATGACGTATTCGGCCGGGAAGTCCATGGAGCGCTTGAGTTCCCGTGGTTCCAGCATGCGGAAGCAAACATCGTCGAGATCGAACGTCGGGCGATCGGCCGCAATGAGGGACTGGTGGCCTGCTGTGGTGATCGTGCGCATTGGCTCGGTAGCAGGCGTGCTGTGCCGGGCCGGGTGTCCACCTCGAACACCGTTGTTGCGCATGATCAGTGCGTGGTGATTGCCCGATGCGGTTACCGTCGCGAGGGGATGGCTTATCGGCCGTGCATCACTGCTACCACCGCGCAGTTCAGCGATGAACGCCAGTCCGTCGGTCTCCCGTGTGGTTCGGGTTGAGAATGGCTCGCTCGTCGGGGCTGCGCCGTCGCGCCATGTGCCGCCACAGGGCACGAGGAGTCCGGTCTCGCTGCGGGTGGTCAAGGTGCGCATCGGACCCGACATCGGTTGCGCATGCTTGCCGTCGCGCCCCTCTACCGGTATCGCCAGCGCCTTGGACATGGTGGTGTGGACAGTCCGCAGGGGTTCGTCGGTAGGCCACACGCGCATGTAGGCGTCGGCCTCTCCGTGGCGGGGATGGCGCGGGTTCGCCGCGTCGTACGTGTTGCCTGCGGCCTCCATGACGAACGGTGCCCAGTAGCGCTCGATGCCGGCCCGGATGCGCGCCATGGTCTTCTCGGCGAGCGGCTTCTCGCGATCGCCGAGACGTGTGCCGAGCATCGACCAGTCGATGATCTCGGCGGCAGCTCGCACCGCGGGTTCGACCACCTGGTTGCGGCACTTGACGTTCGGGCACCGGTACACATACTGCTGGCGGTAGCGGCCGACCGTGTTGCCGGGCTTCTTGAACACCTGCATGGCATTGATGGGCCCGCAGTCGGGGCAGATCGCCCGAGGCCGGACCACTCGCTCAAGATCGGGGGCTCGGTTCGTGCGGCGCCAGAACACGACATACAGGCGGTCGCGGGACTGCGGTGCTCCGGGCCCACCCAGTTGGGCGTGCATCGAGTTGAGCATCACGAGACGGTGGTTGTAGCCGAGGCTTTCCATCGCGGCCAGCCATGCATGGAACGGAGCCCACTTGGCCGCCTCGACGACGTTCTCGACGAACACGACCTCGTAGCGGTGATACTCCGAGAACCGCACAACGTCCCACATGGTTGCGCGCGAGCGCTCGGCGGCTTCGTCGGGCAGCGTGTCACCGAATAGGTCGGGTTGGGCGTCAACCCGCTTGATCCCCTTGGCCTGTGAGTGGTTCGTGCACTCGGGTGAGAACCATCCGAATGTCGTCTTGGGGAAGTACTTGGGGTGGATCTGCGACAGATCCGCGCAGTAGTGGTCCGCGTTGGGGTGGTTCTCGTTGTGCGTTTCCACTGCTAGCTGCCAGTGGTTGGCGGCTGCCCGGACTGACACACCCGGCACTTGAATTGCCCCGGTGCTGGAACCACCTGCGCCGCAAAAGAAGTCCGTCATTGAAATGTGTGTGCTCATGCACGGGCCTCCATGGGCAGGTGTAGTAGCTCAGCCAGTTCGTCTGAGAAGCTGAGGAATGGGTCAACGCCGATGTAGTGCGCCAGCGCGCCCAGGGCGAGTTGAATTGCTACCAGCGCGCAGAAACGCTCCTCGATCGAGCAGAGGTCCACGGTGGTGACGGGCGGGCACTCACCGAGGGGGTAGTCATCGACCACCGCGACAGGAGCAGAATCGCCACGGTGGTCGATGACCGGTTGGGTGGTCACTACTCGCCGCCGTCCTTGGCGGTATCGGAGAATGCCGGTCCGCCGGTGAAGGCCACCACAGTGCCGTCGTCCTGGCTGCGGCCCTGGTCGTCGTTGTCGGCAGGCGGTTTCGGAGCCTCCGGGTCCACAGGATCGCCTTCTTCGTCGAACATGGGAGGCTCGTTGGTGGCGGCTTCGGCACGTTCGGCTTCGTCGCGTTCAGCGGCCTCTGCAGCAGCCTTGGCTTTCGTTGCGGCCTGCATCTGTTTGATTTCCTCCTTGGTGGGCGGTCGCTCTGTGCCGGGGCGCCACATATCCCCGACGCGTCGGCAGCGGCGAATAGGGATCTCGTTTTGGCCGTCCTCGGTGAACCGGATGGACTCTTCGGTGACTTCGAGTTCGACCATCAGCGTGACCCGACCCAGACCGTTGGGCGCGTCATCGAGCGTCGCGACGTGCGCGCCAGACAGGTAGATTTCGGCGCGCTCACCTGTGGTCGGCGCGTCGGGATCTTCAATCGTGTCAAGGTCATTGGTAGATGGGAGTGCTTCGGGCATGTCGGTCACGAGCATGGTTACTGGTTCCCTTCGGTGGTGGGATCCGCAGCGGTTGCCGCGGACGTCTCTTCGGCCTCGCGAGCAGCGTCGGACAAAATGCCGGCGATCTGGTCGTCGAGTTCGTTCTGTTGCTGCCAGACGTAGAGCTGGTCGCAGACCTTGCCGACGGTCACGTCATCCAGGTCGTTCGTCGACTCGACGTCAGCTCGTCCGGTGATCGACCGGTAGACAGCGATCCGGCCGTCGCGGTCCTGGTCACCGGCGATCCCGGCGTCGCCGAGCAGCGCGAACAAACGCTTTTCCAGCGGTGCGCGGAGTTTCGAGACATTGCGCGGCGCAGCCTTTTTCGCGGGCGCCTTGCGGTCCGACCCGGCGGCAGCTGGCTTCTTCGATTCGGAACGATCCGCAGTCGCGGCGGGGTGATCTGCCTCCGCTGTCGCTTCACGATCACCACCCGAATCGCGCCTCGGTGCCGCCGGGTCGGAGTCTGTGGGTTGCGCGGCCGGCGACGGTTCGGGGGTCGCGTCGCCAGCCGGCGTCTCGGGTGCGGCCTGCGCCGCGGTAGGCGGGTTATCGCCGGCAATGCCGTCTGACGACAGCGGTACCTCTTCGGCGAAAATCTCGTCCTCGGTGACGCGGGCTGTCGTGACGCGAGCTGGCACGGCGCCGCGCTCGTCCATCCGATCAAACTGCCGCTGGTCCTCAGATTCGAGTTCTTCGCGCGTGTAGCTGATACCCATCAACACATCCGGCGCAAGCTCACGACAAACTTCGGCCTGAGCCTTCGCTTTCAGCATCGTTTGCGGGTCGGTGATGTATTTCATGTTTCCGACCACGGAGACCTTGGCTTTGCCGTCCCATGTTTTGGTGACGGTCACCCAGTCCTCATCGACGCTCGGACGGCGCAGCGATGTATCGCTGGACGGGGTGGGCACGTAGCCGGCCTGAATGGCGCGCTCAATCGTCCAGGTGCTCGAGGCCTGTTCACCGTCCGGCGACTCACCTTGCACGGTCACGCTGGTATCGGACTGCTCAACGGTGCGGATCTTGTGGCCGCGAGATTTGAGCAGCCCGACCATGGTTCGTGCTTCCAGCGAGGGCATGCCATGGATCGGTACCACCCGTTGTAGCGACTGGATCGGATTGAGTCCGAGTTCTGCGCCGTACAAGATCGCGGCGGCGGCATCGTCGGCCTTGCCGAAGAATCGTCTCGGCACCATCTGTGTGCGGACCATCGCCTTGGCCAGCTGGTGCGCGGTATCCATGTTCTGTGCGTGCTCCAGCAGCATGTTGCGTGCCGTTGTCGACGGCACCCGCGCCGGAGGTAACAGCTCGAGCGCCGATTCAGAGCGCTGGGCAATTTCATTGCTAGTCATAGGGTGTGGCGCCTTTCTTATGCGATGGGTTGGTAGAACGCTTCGAGGGATTCCTCGATCTGCTTGATGGCCCAGCCGGCCATACCGACAGGCTGGATGCCCTCGTATCCGGGCCAGCGACCCGATTCGGTGCAGCGCGCGAACAGTTCGATCGCTGCCCGGTTTTGGCGGTGTCCCAGCTCCACAATCTCGGGGTCGATCGAACACACCGACACCGCGTAAGGCGCTGTCTTGGACTGCACGATGAACACGAACCCAATGTCGTCATACCCGAGTTCGGCGAGCCCGACTTCGTAGAACGCCTGCTGCATGTGGTATCCGTAATCCATTACTGCGCGCTGGAATTGGCTTGGCTTGGCCGATGTGGACGTTTTGTAGTCGACGCATATCGTGCGGCCCAGGCCATCGGTGATGAAGTCTGGGCGACAGCGCAACCGCACACCAGTGGCGTCGTCATGCCAGTAGATCGAATGCTCCGCGCGCCCCTCGGATAGCAGGCGTGCGGCTGTCCGGTGCTGAAACACCTTGCCCGCCATGGTTTGGGCTTTCTGCATGTCAGCTTTCGCGATGGGGATCTGCCCCTTGTCGCGTGCCGCCTTGGCTGCGTTCTTCCACATGGACGTCGACGTCGGGACTGCGGCTGGTTTACCGTCGGCTTTGAGTCCGTGAATCTTCGGGTCCAGCATCGCCAGCCGAGACCCTTTACCTAGCACCATTTTGTGGGCGGCGTGTCCAAAGTCGTAGTTCCGGTTCGGGTCACGCGGTGTGCGCCGGTTGAAGTCGAACTCTTCGGGGGTGCTAGCCAGTAGATCGCGGGCCCCTGACGACGACAGCGACGCTAGATCGCTGTGATAGACGTCGTCGTCGATCGTGGCGTAAATGCCGTCGTTGGACGGTATTCCAGTCACATCCACACGCGGCGGTACTGTGTCGATGCGGTGCTTGAGTTTGCCGCACTCAAGCTGGTCACGGCAGCCGAAGCACAACCACTTCTCGTGCCCGGTGCAAAACGCCGGCCGCTCACCAGCGCGTTGGCGACTGTATTTCTGTGCGAAACCACAATTCTCGCAACGGTCAGGGGCCGGCCCGCGCGCACCGGCGGCAGCCGCGGTCATGCTGCAACCGCCTCTCGCGAGTCGTGAGTGTCCTCGATGATGCGGCGCGGCGTGTTCACGACTGACCCCCTTGTGATTTCAGCCATGTCTCGATCTGCCCGATCGTTTCGGCGATCGGGTCATCAGGGCTGATGAACGGCGAGCAGATCCGGTAGACGACGCGGGCCGCGTACGCGGTGATGCCCATGCGTGCCGCGTTTTCGCCTAGCTGCCCAAGCACCCGCTCAGCCGCCGACTGGTCGCGAAAGTAGGCGGTCTGTCCGGTCATCGGGTGAGGCGCCAGGGTGCCGTCAGGCTGCTCGATCGCGTAGTGCAGTTCGTAGCCGTCGGGGATGTTGAACGTCACGGGTTCACCGCCTGCTCGCGTTCGCTGATCTGGTTGCGCAGACGCGTAATCACGCCGCGCAGTGCGACATTGGAGCGGCGGAGATTTTCGACCCGCTCGTAGCGCTCCCGATGCTCGCGCTCGCGATGGGTCTTGTCTGGGTGCTCCAGAGAGAGCACGACGAACCCGGGGCAGATGCCCGGCACGTGCTTGAGGACATGGGTCACGGTCCAATGGCCGTGTTGGTACGCGTCGCCGAGCTTGAACCTGATGAGATCGCCCTTTTGGTAGTCCCGATCATCGATGCGAACCTCGTAGGGCTTCTCGCCGAGCCATAGCAGCCGGTACCAATGGCTATCGATCTTGAGATGGTGGGTAGTCACCAGCCCGCCTCCAATGCGCGCTGAGCGGCCGGAGGTAATTCTGATGTCCCGATAGCGCGCTCCAGGACTGCCTCAACTTCGGCGAACACGCGGTGTTCATCGTCATTCCAGACCCAAATGAGCGGCGCATGCACGTCCTGCCGCTCCACGCCCTTGATGTCCGCGATGACTTCGGCCACGTGCCGCCGCATGGCATCCAACAACGAGTAACGCTGCGTGAAATCGATGTCCCGGCACCGCCTGGCAGCAAAGAGCAGGGCGCCATCGAGGCATTTGCACGAGTCCTGCGTGCCGAGGCCGCCTTTCTTCCAACCATTTCCGGTCGCCGGGTTGATAGGGCGACGCAGATCCTCCAGCGCTTCCCGCAGTTTCTCGGCGACGAGTTCAGGTGTAAGTTCGGTCATCACGCACCCGCCTTGAGTGCTGCGCTCGCCTCGTCGCGCTCTTCGTCACGGGTGGCAAAGAACCGATCCAGCTCGCGTTCGAGATGCGGCATGTCGTCGCTCAAGTCGACGCCCGCTGCCTCGGCGGTCTCCTTGATTGCATCCATGGCGCCAGTCACCCTGTCGATAACCTTGTTGAGGTCCAACACGTTTGGGGTTGCGTCGGTTGTCATGCGCCAACCCCAATCCCAGCGGCGTAGGCAGCAGGCGCCGCGAACATGCCGGTGACCACGATCGCGATTGCGGCGATGAACAGCAGAACCGCTGAGCGATCGCGATACCGGCCTCGGCGGTTGATCCGCAGATCCCCCCAGATCGCGACGGCGAATACGACCATGGCGACGATGAAATCGCCACGGTGGCCGTCGGAGAGCGCGACCAGCGCGAACACGAGCGCGATGGACCCGACGGTGATTGCGGCGTTGCGCATGATGGTGAAGTTCATCGGACACCGCCGACGCGCTGAGCAGGGATATGGATACGGTGGGACATGACCGGCCTCCTTTAGGCTGGTTGCAGTGGCCCCAGGGTCCGGGTGGTTTCTTTGGCGAGAGGTGCCCGGCTCTGGGGTTTTCCTATTCAGTTGTCTTGCTGTGCCACTTCGGAATTCAGGCGCCTTGACGCGGCCGATCCTTGGGCAGTTCGTGAACCTTCCCGGTGGCCGGACAGCGGATGCCGTCCTCGTCGGGCGGCACGTAGCCGATCTGGCGGTTGCAGCCAGGGCAGGTGATACCGGCGGTCATGAGGTGGCCGCATCGCGGACGGTGGCTGAGGTTGCCGCATCGAACGCGGTCAGCCACGCCTGACCCTGAACAACGATGTTGCGTAACGTCTGCTCATCCACGGTGACCGTGCCGTGTTGAAACATCAGAGACACCCGACGCTCCGGGGCGCCGCCGAGACCTGGGAGCCGTAGCACATCCACGGCCACCTCGGTAGCCCTCAGCACCCCCAAGGACGCACGCGCATACACACCGCACCCCGGCTGTCCACCCACATGCAGGGAATTGCTCAT